GGTCTCAGTGCTCATCCCATTATGGTAGCGCCTCGAGATATTCCGCGTCTCATGCCAAGATGGTATTGCGCCGGATAATGCCATTATGGCATAGTCCTTCCATGACGTTGCGCGAATGGATGGCCCGTGAGGGCCTGAACAACTCCGACCTGGGCCAGCGCCTCGGCGTGGCCGCGAACACCGTCAGCCGGTGGCGAAACGGCGTGCGTCGTCCGCGCGCCGATGAGTTGGCCTCGATCTGCGAAGCCACGGGCGGCGCCGTCACCGCGAACGATTTCTATCATGTGCCCGTCGAGCGTGTCCGCATGGCGGAGCACGCGTGATGTGCGCCCCTGGTCAACCGCATCGTCCTGATAGCTGCCCGGCTCTTCGGCGGCTGCGCGATGCGCTGGGCCAAAACGACTTCGAGCCGGGGTTGCCGCCCCAGCTCGTGAATGTCGTCTCTGTTTCCGAAGTCCGTAGTGCTGCTCTCCATGGCCCTCTTATGACCCTGGAGACGCATCATCGTGTTGTGTGTTTCGCACAAACCGGAGCGTGCCATGCACGCCATTAATCCCGTCCAAGACGCTCGCGAGTGGGTCGTTGCCGGCATCACTGCCGAGCGCGCGATCTCGGGGAGTGTCAAGGCTGCCACTGCCGCTGCCGCCCGTCTGTTCGGCATCACGCCGCGCCGGGCCGCTTCGTACTGGTGGGATCAAGTCACCTTCCTGGGCGCCGACGAATACCTCCGCATCCGCGAGGGGCATTACCGGCGCCTCAAGCTCCAACGCCTGCGCGCCGAGGCTGAGTTGGCCTCTCTGGACGCGCTCATAGCAAAAGCTGAGGCATCATATGTCACTGGTGACCAGATACATGCTGGCGCGACACCGTTGCCTCATGTGGCGAGCGAAGCGAATTCGTCGATCGCTCGCGAAGGTGCATGCTTGGCTGGTTAATCGGGGAGTGCTCCCCGAATGATCGCTCTCCGCGACTACCAGCAGCGCGCCGTCGAGGCCGTGCGTGACGCCTACCGTCAAGGTGCTCGCGCGCCATTGCTCGTTGCTCCGACCGGCGCCGGCAAGACGGTCATGTTCTCCTATGTCGCGTCCAGCACCGCCGCGCGCGGCCGCCGGGTGCTGATCCTCGCCCACCGCCGCGAGTTGATCCGGCAGGCAAGCAGGAAACTGCGCGAGACCGGCGTGCAGCATGGCATCATCGCGCCGGGCCACACTGCGACGCGCGATCTCGTGCAGGTTGCCTCCGTCCAGACGCTGGGCCGCCGCCTGACCGATCCGCGCTACGAAGCGCCAGACCTGATCGTCATTGACGAGGCGCACCATGCGGTGGCCGGTCAGTGGGCGACGGTCTGCAGCGCCTACCCGAATGCGCGCCTCCTCGGCGTGACGGCGACGCCGGAGCGCCTGGACGGCCGCGGCCTCGGCGTGGAAGTGGGGGGCGCCTTTGACACCATGGTCACGGGGCCGACCGTCGCGGAACTGATCGAGGGCGGGTTCCTGACCCCCAGCCGCGTCTTTGCCCCGGCCGAGGCGCCCGACCTGACCGGCGTGCGGACCCGCGGCGGCGATTACGAGGCCGGCGCCCTGGCGAGCGCGATGGTGAAGCCGCAGATCGTCGGAGACGCGGTGAACCACTACGCCAAGCATGCCGCCGGGCAGCCCGCCATCCTGTTCTCCCCCAGCGTGGCGCACGCCGAAGCCATGGCCGAGGCCTTCCGCGCCGCCGGCTTCAAGGCTGTCGCTGCCTCCGGCGCATCCGAGATGTCCGTGCGTGATGCGGCCATTGCCGGTCTCGGCACCGGCGCCGTGCAGGTCCTCTGCTCCTGCGACCTGATCTCCGAAGGTCTGGACGTGCCGGCGGTGTCGGCCGTGATCCTGATGCGCCCCACCAAATCACTCGGGCTCTTCCTACAGCAGGTTGGCCGCGGCCTGCGCCCGGCGCCGGGCAAGACGCACCTCCTGATCCTGGACCATGCCGGAAACACGCTGAAGCACGGCCTGCCGGAGACCCCGCGCGACTGGACCCTGGAAGGCCGACCGAAGAAGGCGAAGAAGGACGATGTGCCGCCGGCGCGGCAGTGCCCTAAGTGCTTTGCGGTTCATCCGCCGGCGCCGGCCTGCACGATGTGCGGCCACGCCTATGTGGCCGTTGCCCGCGAGATCCAGCACGTCGAGGGCGAACTGTCGGAACTGTCCGGCGACCGGCTGGCGGCGCTGAAGACCCGTCCGCTCCGCGAGGTGCTGCGCGGCGCCGATACAGAGGATCAGCTTAAAGAGATCGCCAAGGCCCGTGGCTACAAGCACGGGTGGGTTCGGCACATCATGCGTGAGCGGCAGCAGCGGAGTGCGGCCGCATGAGCGAAGCCGCCATCCTCCAGCGCATCCGCCTCGATCTCGGTCGCGAGCCCGCGGTCAAGATCTTCCGCAACAACGTCGGCGTCCTCACCGACGCCAGGGGCGTCCCCGTCCATTTCGGCCTTCACCCCGGCTCCGGCGACCTGATCGGCTGGCGGAAGGTGATCATCACCCCGGAGATGGTCGGGCAGGCGGTCGCCGTCTTCCTGTCGATCGAGGTCAAGACCCAGTTCGCAAACCCGCGCCCGGATCAGGTCCAGTGGGCCGAAGTGGTACGGGAGGCCGGCGGCCTGTCCGGCGTGGCGCGCTCGCCCGACCAAGCCCGCGTGATCGCGAGGCTGACGCAATGACGCCCCTGCAGCGCGCCCGCATCTTCGTCGGCTTCGACCGTGCGCCCGCCGGCTTCCGGCCCGAGTGGCTGAAGTTCACCGCCACCCCGGCCGAGGCGGAGAAGGCCTATCGGTCTGACGCCGCCAACGCCAGCCGCATGCTGCCCGCCTGGGCCTATCACCGCGACTGGCTGAACGCCTATGCCCTCGACAGGCTGCCGGCCGTGTGCGCCTCGCTGAGCACCGGCCCGGCCCTGGCCTATGACCTGCACCCGGAATGGTGGCCGGCCCTGGAGCCGGGGCGCGTCCTCGTCCTGCGCGCCACGCCCACCGCCGACCATGTCCTCTGCATCGACATGGCGTCCGGCTTCTGGTCTGAGCCGAGCCTGTCCCTGCAGGGACCCGACCTGATCTCTCTGGTGGAGAAGCGAATGGGCCTCACCACCGCCAAGGCTGCTTGGCGGCTCGCGCGAGCCGTTGGCCTGCGGAGGCCCATGCCATGAGCCCGGACGGTGTGTTCCCCCACGACATCGAAGACTTCAACCAAGCCCTGGAGGCGAACCGCGCGCCGGAGCCGGCGAAGGCCAGTCAGGAACCCGAGCCCTTCCGCTGCCTCGGGCACGACCGCGGGAAGTATTTCTTCCTCCCCGCCGGTGCCGGCCAGGTCGTCACCCTCACCGCCAAGGACGTGCACAGCGCGCCCATGCTGATGAGCCTTGCGCCTCTCTCCTGGTGGGAAGGCGCGTACCCGGGCGGCAAGGAGAGCTTCTTGGTAAAGGCGGCCGGCAATGCCCTGATGCGGGCCTGCGAGGCGGCCGGCATCTACAACCCCGACAAGGTGCGCGGCCGCGGCGTCTGGATGGATGAGGGCAGGGCAGTCCTGCACCTTGGCGACCGCATCCTGGCCGACGAGGCCCAGCATGCGCCGGCCACCTTCAACAGCTCGTTCCTTTACGAGCAGGGCCGCCCGCTGGAAGTCCAGATCGCGCCGGCGCTCGACAACAAGGCCGCCTCTGGCCTTCTGCGCCTCTGCTGCGAAGTCGCATGGGAGAACCCCGACCGCGACGGCCGCCTCCTGGCTGGATGGCTCGTCATCGCTTCCGTCTGCGGTGCCATGACATGGCGGCCGCACCTCTGGATTACCTCCGAGGCTGGCGGCGGCAAGTCCTGGGTCATGGACAATATCGTCAAGCCGGTCCTCGGCTCCATGGCGACCTATTTCCAGTCCAAGACCACCGAAGCAGGCATCCGCTCCACCCTCCGCCTCGATGCCAGGCCAGTCGTCTTCGACGAGGCCGAGACCCAGAACGACATCGACCGCTCCCGCGTGCAGCAGGTTCTAGACCTCGCGCGCGCGGCCTCCAGCGAGGATGGCGCCGATATCGTCAAGGGCACCAAGGACGGCGGCTCAGTGCGATACCGCATCCGCTCCTGCTTCGCCTTTGCCTCCGTGAACCTCGGCCTCAATCAGGCCGCCGACGAAAGCCGCACCGTCGTCATCAACATCTCCCCCAGCAAGGACGATGACGAGCGGATCGCAGCCTTCAAGCGGCTGAAGCAGGCCCATGCCGATATCATGGTGCCGGACTTCGGCGCCGCCCTGCTGGCCCGCACCATCGACCTGCTGCCCACCATCCGGGTCAATGCGGAGATCCTGGCCAGCGCCATCGCCCGCGGCGGCGTCTCGCGCCGCACAGGCGACACCCTCGGCGTTGTCCTGGCCGGCGCCTACAGCCTCACCAGCCGCAAGGTGATGACGGCCGAAGAGGCGGACCAGTTCCTCGCCAGCCGCGCCTGGGTTGGCGAGACCGCCCGCGAGAGCCAGGCCGAACCGGAATGGCAGCGCGCGCTGTCCAGGCTCATGCAGGCGGACGCCACGGTGACACTGGCCAGCGGTCGCCTTGAGCGCGTCACGGTGTCCGAGCTGATCGGCGCCTGCCTCAACGATGACGGCACCGGGCCGGTCAGCGCCCGCGATGCCGACCTCACCCTCAAGCGAATGGGCATGCGCGTCCGCGACGGCGAATTGCTCATCGGAAATCGGAGTGAAGCAGTTGCGAAGACCTTCGAGCGAAGCCCTTGGGCTTCTGGCTGGGCGGCAACTCTGTCGCGTGCGCCTGGAGCAAAAAGAAGCGTTGCAGTGCGCTTCACCCCCCTTTATCAAGACAGAGCAATCTCGATGCCCGTCGAGACCCTGTCACAGCGCGAGCCGTAACATGGGTAACAGGGTGTCACAGATTTCCCCTTTGAAATCAACGACGTTACGGGTGTTACGGCTGTTACGCCGCAGCACACGCATATACGCGCATGCTCTTATAGGGTCTCTCTCTTATATATATACTTATACTAGTAACATAAGTAACTTTAGTAACACCCTTGCTTCGGACTGGGGTTTTCCTGTTACGCCCATTTCAGGTGAGGCGTAACACCATGGCAAACGTAACGCGCCAGCCCTGGCCAGCCCTCGAAGCCCACATCCGCGCCCGCCTGGCCCGCGGCGCCATCGTCACGCGCCAAGGCGAGTGGGTGCAGACCGAGATCCCTGGCGGCTCCATCGCCTGGTCCAGGGCCGTCTATTTCGACCGCGCCACGCAGACCAACACCACGGACGCGGTGGCTGTGCTGCCGACCGCGCTGGCCGCCGCCAGTGAACGGAGGGTTGGGTGAGCGAGTACGTGGTTCTTGCAGGGGCAGCCGGGTTCATCGCCGGCGGGCTGCTGGTCCAGTTCCTCTATCACCGCATCATCCGCGAGTACCGGGAACTGGCTGTGGATCTGGTCGCCGCTCTGACGCGCAGTGCGGACAACTGGAGCGCCATGGCTGAGGGAGTGGTTGCCGCAGTGGAACGCCTCCCCACACCCCCCTCCGCACAGAACAGCGGCGAGCTGGGGGAGGGGAAGTGATGGACGAGCGAAACTACGTGTGTGCGTCGTTCGTGCGCGGGTCGCAGATTTGCCGCGACGGCTTTCCGGTCTCCCCGGCCTGCTCTGGCGCCCGGTGCGGCGGATGCGGTCATTGGTCGGCCGAGAACAACCCGCCAGCCTGCCTGCGGGAGGATCTTGGCCCGCACCTGCTGGACGACGCTGGGCTTCCCCGTCTGGCTCAACACAGGAGGTCCCGATGACCCCAACCGAGATCGCGCGCCGGCTGAGCCCGGCGCAGAAGCGGGCGGTCATGAAAGCCTCCCGCTGGCCTGATGGCCGCGTGGTTGGGACGCTCCAGCGCATGGGGCTTCTCGCTATCGGCCGCGATGTCAGGACTGCGCAGTCATGGTCACCCCTCGGCCTCGAAGTCCGCCGCGCCATCCTCGCCGCCCAGGAGCAGAGCAAGTGAGCGGCATCTTCAAGGACAATCTCGGCCGGGAGACGATACTCGGCGTTGAGGATGAATTGCTAATCGTGGCGCAGGTGAGCGGCTTTCGCACTGATCGCATCTTCGTCCCCGCCTCCGAAGCCTCCGCCCTCTGCCGCGCGATCATGGAAGCTGCGACGGGAATTCCCGCTTCGGAACAAAATCAACGTGTTGAACAGTCCGGAATTTCCGGAGAGTTGCCCACCCCCGACCTGGCTCCGCTGCGGGAGGCTTGGCAGCCCATTGAGACGGCGCCGAGGGATGGATCGGTCATCGACCTTTGGAGTGATTGTCATGGGCGGCTCGCCGATTGCCGCTGGCGAAAGCACGCAGTGCTTTATGCGGACGACGAGCCAACATTTGCTTGGTTCAAGCGGAATGGCGGGCGCGCATTCAACGTCGGCCTTGATGCTGATTTCTCACACTGGCGCCCTCTGCCTAAGTCACCCGCCGCCGAGGCTTGCGGCCTGCTCACCGAGGCGAAGGAGCCTGTGGAGACACCGATGATCAGCCTGAGCAGCCGTCAGCCCAACCCGGATCTGGAGCGCCTCGTCGAGCAGGCCAAGCGCCACGTCATGACCCCCGACGAGGTGAGAGCACAGAAGCTGTCGTTCATCCGCGCTCAGACCGGGCAAACGGACGAGCAGATCCTGAAGGTGCTGCCCGAGTTGGCCCCGTCCGAACCCGAGCCGAAGGGGAAGCTGGAGGTGGCTGTGGAGGCGCTGGACGAACTGAGCCAGTCCGACTGCCTGAGCGCATGGGCAGAGGAACGGGTTGAACGCGCCCGCTCTGCCCTCGCCGCGATCCGGGGAGGGGAGTGAGCATGGTCGATCTCAAGACGGTCTATGCATCCATGGCCCTGGGTTGGACCGGCGCAGGAAATGCAGCCGAGAAGTTTGCGACCCTGATGGAAGCGCAAGGGCAAGAGGGCGATGGACCAGAAGCCGTCCGCTCCTTCGCCATCTCCTGCCACAAGACGGCGCGTGAACTCTCCGAGAGAGCCGAGAAGGAGCGCCCCGCCCATGACTGACCGTGCCAACCAGAGCACGAGCACGGGGGAGGTGGGGAGGGTGGTGATCCTTCACGAATGGGTCGAGCAGAAGATGAGGCAAAAGGCCCTCGCAATCCTGGGCGTCCTGTTGCGTCAGAACCCGCGCGAGGCCACCCGCCTCACCCCACCCCAGGACACCCCCTGATGCGCGACCTCTGGAGGCTGAGAGCATGACGCACGATCCGAAGGAAGTGATGGCGCGGGCGATCTCCGAATATTGGAAGGACTTCGGCCTCGACCCGTTGGTAACCGCGCAAGTCGCCCTCGACGCCATCGCCGCGCAAGGCTTGGTCGTGGTGCCGGCTGAACCCACAGCGGAGATGGTAGATGCCGGAGACCTGGCCCTCTACCGCCTGCGACATGGCCGCCGTCAGCCGAAGCCGAACGAAGGGCTGCTCGTCAGCTACCGCGCCATGCTCGCCGCCCGCCCCGGAGCCGCGGACGGACAGGAGGGGGAGCCGGGATGGTGATGGTTCGCAACCACGACCAAGACGGCGACCGGTTCCGCCTCCACTGCGACAACCTGGAAGGGCCAATCCGCTACTCGTTCCTCGATGCCGGAGAAGTCGTCGAGCGCGGCTACACGAGGACCGTTTCAGATGTCGTGAAGAAATACGAAGCCTTCAAAGCAGCCCGCAGGAGTGCGAACCCATGAGCCAGCACACCCAAGCCGCCCTCCGCGCTGGCTTCCGCCGCGCCATCGACCCTGTGACCAGCCACGCCGGTCAGATCGACCTCTCCCGCTCTCCGAGGGCCTATTGCATGAGCGACAGCGAACGTGACGAGGCCCTGGCGCTCCACAAGGCCCAGCAGCAGCGGATGGACGCCTATCGGGGCACCCATGACCCAGCGCCCGCCCAGAGGCCGCCAGAGAAGACCTCGATCGACCACTATGAGGCTGGCGCACTGCTCAATGACCGCCAGCTCTACGCGGCCCGGCGCCTCGCCAAGCTCTACCATGCCGGCAGGCCTCGGGTTGGGCGCGTCACCGCCGATCTGTCCGGCCAGCCGGGCGGGAAGGGGGAGATGACAGACTACCAGGCCGACTGCTGGGCCGAATACTGCGCGGTCCTACGGGCTATGCCAGCGCGCTCCAGGCACCCCGTTGCGCAGGTCGCGGACGGCAGCTTCCCCCAGATGGCGAACGGTCTGAGCTATGTCCGGGAGGGTTTGGACGCCGCCTGCACATTCTGGGCGGCTCAGACGAGAAAAATGCTTGACGCGAGGCAGCGGAAAAACTAGCTAGGTAGCATTCGGGCGGAGCTATGCCCGGAATTTGACGCCTCGGTCCTCATGGCCCGGGGCGTTTTTCGTTTCAGCCCCCGAGGAGACCATGGCCAGCAAACCGCCGCCGGGCCGCCGGTTCGAGAAGGGCAAGTCGGGCAATCCCGGTGGGCGCCCTAAGGCGGTGCGGGACGTGGCGGCTGCGGCTCGTGAGCACACGCAGGAGGGCTTGGAAACCCTCGTCACTGCGATGAGGGACGGCGGCGCACCGTGGAACGCCCGCATTCGTGCCGTGGAACTGATCCTGGAACGGGGCTGGGGCAAGCCAATGCAGGCCGTCGAACTTTCCGGCCCTGACGGCGACGCTATTCAAATGGAGGCCAAGGTTGGGCTCGCTGATAAGCTTGCTCGCCTCATTGCGGCCAGACGAGATGAGGACGCTGATCAGGGCGGCGACGCCGGCTGAGCTAGCGGAGATCGAGACGGCCTGGGGCGAGCATATTCGCGGCAGTCTCCTGGCTTGGTGCGTAGAAGCCATGGCGCCGATGGGGTTTGCCCCCGCCGCGCACCACCGGATGCTGATCCGGGAACTGGAGAAGGTTGCCCGGGGCGAGACGAAGCGGCTGGCCATCTTCATGCCGCCTGGCAGCGCGAAGAGCACCTATGCGTCGAAGCTGTTTCCGGCGTGGTTCCTGGCCCAGCGGCCGAACCTCAGCCTCATCGGGGCCAGCCATACGTCGGGCCTGGCCGAAGAATTTAGCCGGGACGTGCAGCGCTTCATCCGCGAGCACTCGGCAGCCCTGGGATACGGTCTAGAGACTGAGCCGGCCGACATGTGGAAGACTACGAACGGCGGGCGGTACAAGGCCATCGGTGTCGGCGGCGCTATCGCCGGTTCGCGTGCCGATCTGGCCATCATCGACGATCCGGTGAAGACCCGGCAGGACGCGGACAGCGCCACCTACCGCGAGCGCGCCTGGAACTGGTTCACCGCTGACCTGCGGACCCGCTTGAAGCCTGGCGCGCCGATCATCCTGATCCAGACGCGCTGGCATGAGGACGACCTTGGCGGGCGCATCCTGCAGGCTCAAAGGGACGACTGGAAGGTCATTTCCCTGCCCGCCACGGCAGTGGAGAATGACCCCATCGGACGCCCGCCCGGCGAGATGCTGTGGCAGGACGACGAATACGGCTACGGCGCTGAGATAGCGCGGGTGAAGGCGGAGTACGAGCAGTCCGGCGCCATGCGCGACTGGTACTCGCTCTATGAGCAGAACCCGCGGCCAACCGAGGGCTCGCTGTTCAAGGTGGCGCAGATCGAAGTGATCGACGTGGCGCCGGCCGTGAGCCGAGTGGTGCGTGCGTGGGATCTTGCGGCCACCAAGCAGGTCGGCACCCGCGACCCGGACTGGACGGTCGGCCTGAAGATGGGCCGCCTGCCGGATGGGCGCTTCCTGATCATGGATGTGGTCCGGCTGCGAGAAGGCCCTGACGGCGTGGAGCGGGCCATCGTGAACACCGCCACGCAAGACGGGCGCACGGCCACGGTCAGCCTGCCGCAGGACCCGGGGCAGGCCGGCAAGGCGCAGGCGCAGCACCTGACCCGCAAGCTCAGCGGCTACAGCGTCGTGGTGACCCCGGAGACGGGCGACAAGGCAACCAGAGCCGCCCCTGTGGCGAGCCAGATCAACGTGGGGAACGTGCTGATGCTTCGCGCCCCATGGAACCGCCCGTTCCTCGACGAGCTGGCCGGCTTCCCGTCTGCCACGAAGGACGACCAGGTTGACGCGCTGAGCCGGGCGTTCGGGATGATCGGCGATGGCGCCCTGGACGTGATCTCCCGCTTCAAGGCCATGGGTCATGGCTGAGCTTCGCCAGGACTACTACGGCGAGGTTGTCAGTGGGCTGATGCGCTCCCGCGAGCGCCAGGGCGAGGGCGCTGCCCCTTCGCTCGAAGACCTCTACGCCAAGGACGGGCTTGCCGCCGTTATCGTTGATCGCCCCGCCGAGGACGCGCTGTCCAAGGGCTTCGAGATCGAGGGCGACGAGGACAACACGGTTCTGTCCGAGGTGGACCGGCTGGATGCGATCCAGCACTTCACCGACGCGGCGCGCTGGGCGAGGCTCTGTGGCGGCGGTGCGATCCTGCTGCTGACGGCGGACGGTGCGGGTCTGGATAGCCCTCTGCGCGAGGAAGGCCTGAGCCTGATCGCGGATCTGAAGACCTACCCAGTCACGGCGCTGACACCTTCAGCCGCCCGCTATCGCGACGCTCGGCTGGCCAATTACGGCGACCCCGAGTGGTACGACGTGACGCCGCCTGCCGGCGATCAGTTCAAGGTCCATGAGACCCGCCTGCTGCGCGTGCCTGGCGATCCTCTGACTTACTCGGCGCGGCGCTCGCAGACGATCCCGTGGGTGGGCCGCTCTGCCCTTGAGGGCGCGCTGCCGGACCTGCTGCGGTATCGGCAGGCGCTGCGGCTGACCAAGGAGATCCTGCGGCGCAAGCAGCAGGCCATCTACAAGATGAAGGGGATGGCCGAAGCCATCACCCAGCGCATGGAAGACGCCGAAGGCCGGGTGGTCTTTGACGGCAAGCAGGCCGTCATGGAGCGCCTGAACCTCACCGATTTGGTGCGCAGCATCGAGACGACCGTTGCCGTGGATGGTGAGGACGAGTTTTCCATCCTCGACAGCAGCCTGACTGGCATTGATGCGGTCCTGGGCGGCTTCAGGACGGCACTGGCGGCCTCTGCGGCCATGCCGGTCCCGATCCTCTTCGGTGAAGGCCTGTCGGGCCTTGGCAACAGCGGTACGGGCGAGCAGGGCATCTACCACGGCCGCCTCACGACCATCCAGGAGCGGTCACTGCGGCCGGCTCTGGAGCGCTTCGTCGGGCTGATCTGGGCTCAGAAGGAGCTGAAGGTCCGCGAACCAGAGCGCTGGCGGCTGGTGTTCAACCCGTTGTGGAGCCCGTCTGCGAAGGAAGCGGCCGAGGCGGAGAAGATCCGCGCCGACGCCAAGAAGGCTGAGGTGGAAGCCATCGTTACCCTTGGCGACGCGCAATACATCACCCCTGAAGAGGGGCGGGCCTACACCGCCAAGCGCTGGCCTGAGATGGAAATCCAGGGCGAGGCGCCAGTGGTGGTGATGCCAGACGACGATGAACCGCCTCCGGAGCCGTAAGCCGCGCCCCATGCGTTACCCGGCTGCGGCCGAGGTGACCTATCGGGCGGCCCTGCGGTCTTTGGTAGCGGCTCTCCGGGCCGAACTAAGGGCCGAGTTCAACACCTACGGGCCTTTTCTTCTGGCCCCCGCCTCCGACTACCGCGGCGACGATGACGCGCCGCAGCCTGGCGCTTCGGGCTGGGCCGACCTGCTGGCTCAACTGCTCCTGCGGGTGATGGATCGCCTCACCGGGCAGGTGCGGGCCACTGAGACGGTCATGCGGCTCGCTGGCCTCCGGGCAGCGAACACGAACCTGACGGAATGGCGAGCGCTGGTCCGGCAGGCCTACGGGGTGGACGTGCTGCGCGGCGAGCCTTGGCTGGCCGACCAGATGGCGGCTTGGGAACAGGCGAACTTGGCGCTGATCCAATCGGTGCCTCAGGGCGTGGTGGATCAGATCCGCCAGCAGGTCACTCAGGCGGTGAGCCAGGGGACCAGCCTACGTACGCTGAAGGGCATTGTGTCCGAGCGGCTTGGGGTCGGTGACAGCCGGGCGGAACTGATCGCCCGGGACCAGATCGCGAAACTGAACGCGGACCTGACGCAGCGTCGCCAGCGGGCCATTGGGGTCACCCGATACCAGTGGCAGACGGTGGGCGATGAGCGGGTGCGGGCCTCTCACCGGGCCCATGATGGCAAGTTCTTCGATTGGGCCAAGCCTCCGGCAGGGACCGGGCATCCGGGCCATGACGTGCGGTGTCGTTGCCGGGCTTCGCCGGTGCTGCCGGGCATGACCGAGGCGGAACTGAAGCTGCTGAACGCGGCGGCGTGAAGGAGATCGACATGGAGGTGACGCGCTACGACGCGGTGATCATCCGTGCGGTCGAAGATGACCAGGGATACATACTCGACAGTCCGGTCATCGGCCGCGCTGGCGTGCAGGTCTACCGGACCCAGGGCGGCAAGGAGATCAGGGAGTACCGACCGCCTGAGGTCGTGTTCGCCGCCGACCACCTTTCTGCCATCCGAGGCCGGCCCATCATCGACGGACATATTCCCGCGGTGAATGGCAAGAACGTCCGCCAGCACATGGTTGGGACGATCCTGAGCGAGGGTCGTCAGGATGGCGACCACCTGCGGGCGGACATCATCATTCACGACACCTCAGCCGTGAAGGCGGGGCGCAGGGAATTGAGCCTGGGTTACCGAGTGGTGGTCCGCGAGGAACCCGGCACCACGCCCCAAGGCGAACGATACGACACGATCGTTGAGCGGATCGCCATGGTCGATCACCTCGCCATCGTGCCGAAGGGTCGGGCCGGCGTCGCCCGTCTCAATCTCGATGCTGACGACGCTGTTTCCTTCACAGACGATGAGGAGGCCGATTTGGCCGATAAACTCGCCACGGTCCGCCTCGATGGCGGGCTGAGCTATGAGGCGCCGCAGGAAGTTGCGCTGGCTCTGGATGCTGCTCGGAAGGCTCTGACGGACGCAAACCTTCGTGCTGATGCTGCCGAAGCCAAGATGATTGGCCTAGAGCAGCAGGTCGCCGGTTTCGAGGCGGAGCGGAACCAAATCCGTGCGGATGCGGCCGCAAGCACTCGTGCGCGTGTCGAGCTGGAGGCGCAGGCCGTTCAGCACGGCGTGCAGGTCCGGGCCGACATGTCTGACCGCGCCATCCGTGAGGCCGTCGTGAACAAGCTGCGCGGCGAGACGGTGCGCTTCGATGGCAAGAGCGATGACTATGTCGGCTTCGCCTTCGATCACGCCATGTCCGACGCTGCCGCCCGCGCAGCCGCTCTCGGCAATCAGCGCGCTGCCGTCAATGGCGCGCCTCGCAGCGACGCCGCCCCGAAGAACCCCGTGCGTTCCGCGCAGGCCGCGCGCGACGCGATGATCCGCCGCGGCTGAGGGAGGAACGACCATGCAGCCCGTCTCTTACAACGCCACCTTCGACATGCAGCCGGCGGTTCCCGGCCTGCTCGCCGACAGTGGCTTCACCGACAAGATCACCGTGCCCTGCGGCGCGGCCGCGCATGCCTTCGGCACCGTCGTGGCTGCCGTGGCTGCAACCGGCGTGTCTGTGCGCCCGATCGGCACCAATGTCCTGCAGGGCATCGCGATCTATGATGCGACCCTGGCCGGTCGCCACAACGCGCAGGATGGCTACGTCCAGTACGACGCCATCTCCACGCTGCGCCGCGGCCGCATCTGGGCTCGCGCCTCCGGCACCTGCACCAAGGACGCCGTGGCGAAGTTCGACCCCGCGACCGGCGTATTCGCCGATGCCGGCACCGCGACCTATCCGAATGCCCGCTTTCTGAGCGGGAACATCACCTCTGTGGCGCTGCTGCCCGGGGAGACCACGGAACAGATGGTCCTGGTCGAACTCGGCGAGCCCACCCTCCCGGCCGCCGCTTAAGGAGCCCTGATGATGAGCACCAACGATCAGGCCCGCTCCGACGGCCTGGAAGACTTCCCCGCGCGCTTCGACGACACGTGGACCAATTATGACGCGGACGACCTGGCGGCCATCAACGTGGCCCTGCCGGCGCTCGGCTTCCGCGCCGACGATGTCGGCCCCATGGTGGCCCGCCAGCTCGACTACGTGAAGGCGCGGGTCTACAGCCGCCGCCTTCCGGCGATGTCCGGCGACCTGCTGGTGCCGACTGAGAGCGACGTGCCCGAGGGCGCCGAGACCATCGTTACCAAGATCTTCGACGAGATCGGCATGGCCAAGGTCATCGCCAACTACGCCGACGATCTGCCCCGTGCGGATGTGCGCGGCCGCGAGGTGGCGACCCCGATCCGTTCCGTTGGCGACAGCTACGGCTATAGCCAGCAGGATCTGCGGGCCTCTGCCTTCTCCGGCATGGGCCTTCCTGCCATGCGCGCCGAAGCCGCGCGCCGTGCCGTGGAGCAGAAGTCCAACCGGATCAAGTTCCAGGGCGACCCGGTCTATGGCCTGCAGGGCATCCTGACCCACCCCAACGTTCCGGTGGTGGTGCCCACCACTGGCAACTGGGCCGCTGCCGGCACGACTGGCGACCAGATCGTGGCGGATGCCATCGCGCTGATCGAGGCCATCCCGACCCAGTCGAACGGCATCCACGCCGCGACGGTGGTGGGCATGGACAACGTCCGCATGGCCGCCGCGCGGACCAAGCGCCTGACGGCCGACCGGACGATCACCGCCGGACAGTTCCTGCAGCAGCTCTACCCGAACGTCCAGTGGGTGGTGGCGCAGGAACTGGGCACGACCGTCTTCGCTGCCGAGCGCGATGCCACGAACTACCGCTACGAGCAGGTCATGCCGTTCCGCCAGTACCCGCCCCAGGCGCGCAACCTGGAGTTCGTGGTGCCGTGTGAAGCGCGCACCGGCGGCGTGGTGGTGAACTATCCCCTCTCCATGGCGAAGATGACGGTGGGCTGATCATGGCACAGGTGACGAACAAGTCGGCTCGCATGCTCCATCTGGGCGGCACCATGTGCCGGCCGGGCGTGGCTGTCGATGTCCCGGACGAGATGCTGGAAATCCAGGCCGTCAAGGACATGATCGAGGCCGAGGAACTGGCGGTCGGCGCCGACGCTTCCAAGGCCGAAGCCGCCTTCCAGAAGAAGGCCGCTGCCGAGGACGCCAAGCAGGCCGACGCGAAGAAGGCCTGACATGACGCCCGCACAGCATCTGGCCATGGCCTATCCGGCTCTGGCCGGTGCTGGCACGGCTGAAACGACCTGGGCGCTCTCTGTAGCCCAGGACTACCGCCCCCGCTGCCTCTCGGAAGAGCGGCAGAACCTCGCCCAGGCGCATTACGCGGCCTACCTGCTGATGCGCCGGGCGGCGGAGATGGGCGGCGGGGCCGGAGAGCCCTCTGGCCCCGTGGTTGAAGAGCGCGAGGGCGACCTCACGGTCAAGTACGCCGAGGGTGGCAGCAGCGGCGGGCCCGATAATGCCTATGCCTCCTGGCAGGCCCTCAACGCCATCTGCCTCCGGGGCGCCATCATCACCCGCTTCGGCTGAAGGAGACCGCCATGCCGCGTGATGTGGTGGTGATCGACCTCGGCTGGAACAAGGCCAAGGCGGCGGCGAAGCTGATTGGCGGAGCTGGCGTGAAGGTCGGTGTCCGGGCTGGTCCAGCGCAGGACGGCGTGCAGGTTGTGGACTATGCCGCCATGAACGAGTTCGGCACCGAGGATATCCCGGCGCGGCCTTGGATGCGGCACACAGCGGACACTCAGGAGAACAACGCCCGGGCTTACGTCCGGCGCCTGGTGCCGCCGCTGATCGACGGCAGCATGACGGTTGATCAGGTGCTGTCCGCCGTGGGCATGTGGTACCGCGACCGGCTACAGAACACGATCCGCCATTCCAAGTCCTGGGCCGAGCCGAACGCCCCCTCGACCATCGCGCTCAAGGGCTCCAGCACGCCCCTGGTGGACCATGGCGTGCTGATCAACAGCATCGACTACGAGATCACACGGGGGCGCGGATGAACCGCTTCCGCAGGCAAGTCCCAGTCGTCCGCCGGCGGCAAGGCGAATACATCCGCGGCGTCTGGACACCCTCTGCCGAACCCCGCCCTGACACAATCATGCTGGGCATCCAGCCGGCCACGTCAGGCGACTACCAACAGGTGCAGAGCGAACCCGGCGGGCGGCGCGTGAAGGCGCTGCTGCGAGCCTACGGGCCGGTTGACGACCCTCTGAACGTCGCTGGCGCCAATGACCGCAACGGCGACTTGGTGCTCCACCAGGGCTCGTACTGGCTCGTCATCGGCGCGCAGGTTCGGGACATCCTGGGCCGCCCGGTGAGCCACATTCGCTACCTGCTGGCGCAAGAGATCGAGCACGGGGATGGGGAGGTAGTCTCGTGACCCCAAAGGCCCTGGAAGAGTTCCTGTTCCCGCTCTGGCTGCCGTATCCGCTCATCTGGGCGGACCAGAACGGCACCAGACCGCCGAAGCCCTATGCCAGCCTCAAGGTCCGCTCCTTTGGCTCCGCGCCGCTGGTCAGCAGGCCGGTGGATGGCATTGGCGTTCAGACACACCATGAGCACCGCACCTTGCGGGCCGAGATCAACGTCTTTGGCGCTGAGGCTGTGGAGCGGGCGCAACGCCTCTCCATGCAGATGCGTACGCCGCTGAATGCAGGCCGGGCGGAAGAGCTTGGCATCGGCATCAGCGCGGTGGATCAGGTCCGCGACTTGGCCACGCTGCTGCACGGCAGCCAATACGAACAGCGGGCCCTGCTGGAATTCACCGTCCATGCCATCGGCACCTTGGACGAACAGGTCGGGCTGATCGAGCACGTCGTCATCGACTGCCCGCCCGACCACAAGCACGTCATTTCGTACCCCAACGCGGCGCTACCGCCGCCGACACTGACGGAGTAGCCCCGTGGCAAATATCGACCGCATCGTGTCGGTGCAGATCTCGCTCAGCACCGCCGGCGTTCAGCAGCAAACCTTCAGCGATCTCATGCTGATGGGTGTCCACACCGGTGCGGATCGGGTGGCCATCATCACAGAAGCAGACGACCTGCTGGGCGGCGACTTCCCCGGCATCACCAGCACGTCCGACCTCTACCGTGCGGCGCAGGTCGCCTTCAGCCAGATCCCCGGTCCGAACCGTGTGTTCATCGGCCGACGCGGCGCCTCGGAGACCATCACGGATGCCCTGGCTGCCGCCCGGGCCGCCAGCGATGACTGGTACGGCTTCAGTGATGTGAGCCACGCCGAGACCGATCTGCCGCTTGCCGCCGCGTGGGCCGAGGCCAACGAGAAGATCTTCCTCACCACCATCTCCGACGTCGATGTGGGCGCCACGACCGGCACCGAGCCGGCGACGGCGCTGAAGACCGGCAACTTCTTCCGCACCGCCTGGTGGTACAACCCGGACCCGGACCAGTTCCCCGAGGTGGCCAATGCGGCGCGCTGCTTCACGACGCTGCCGGGTGGTGAGACCTGGGCGAACAAGCGCTTGTCTGGCGTGACGGCGCCCCCGATCACCGAGACCTTTGCCATCAATGTCTTCGCCAAGAATGGCAATACCTTCGAGCCCTTCATCGGCACGAATGCCATCACGCAGAACGGCAAGGTGGCGGCGGGCGAGTGGATCGACATCATCCGCTTCCGCGACTGGCTCTGCCAGGAGATCCGGAACGAGGTGTTCCTCTCGATCGTGAACGCGGAGAAGATCCCCTACACGGACGAGGGTATCGCCATCATCCGGCAGGCCATGATCAAGGCCCTGGATCTCGGCGTCCGGCGCGGCGGCATCGCCCCCATGGCGGTGGACGTGGACAACGGCAACCGCGTGATCCCGTCCTACACCACCTCCGTTCCGCGCCGATCGCAGATCTCTGCGGCTGACGTGGCCGCCCGCGTGCTGAACGACGTGAAGTTCACCGCCCGGCTGGCGAGCGCCATCCACACGACGCAGATCCGCGGCGTGCTGACCTATGACAACATCGGCTGAGGGCAGAGACCATGGCCAACGAAGTTCGCAGCTATGCCTCTGACCGGGTTCTGGTGATCTACGGCGGCGTGCCGCTCACCGGCCTGTCGCCCGATACCTTCGTGTCGTTCGGCCCGGTGGCGCCGCGCTTCACCTCTGAGGTGGGCGCAGACGGCGATGTGGCCCGGTCCCGCAGCTCCAACAAGATGTGGACCGGCACCATCACCTTGCAGGCCGTCAGCCCCAGCAATGACGTGATGAGCACCTTTGCCACGGTCGATGACCTGACCGGCGGCGGCACCTATCCGCTGATTGTGCAGGATCTATCCGGCCGAACGCTCCTGGCCTTCTCCCAGACCTGGATCGCCGGTTACCCGACCATCGAGTTCGGCTCGGAGGCCGGCAGCCGCGAATGGGGCATCGAATGCATGGCGCCCACCGTCGTGACCATCGGGGGTAACTCGTGACCCGTCATCAAGTCACCATCAGCGGCACCACATTCAACATCCGCCGCTTCGACGCCTTCCTGGCGCTGGAGATCCTGGGCGACCTGCAGAAGCGCCTCCTCGGCCCGTTGCTGGCGGTCGTGGATGCGAAAGAAGACGGGCAGACTGCCGCCTTTATGGCGGGGGTGGAGAAGCTGTCCGGCTCCTTGGATGGTGCGACCCTTCGCTTCCTGGCCGACCGTCTCCTGCTGCCGGATTTCATCTCGGTCGGCGAAGGTGATGCGGCCGTGAAGCTGAACGCGCAGTCCAAGCTGACAGCCTTCACCTCCGCTGCCGACATCGTCGAACTCTGCGTTGCGGTGGTCCGCTTCAACTACGCGGATTTCATCGAGCGCTGGAGGCCCCTCATTTCGTCGGCCGCCTCCCGCCTGCCGGGAAGCCAGCAGGTCGCCTAAGCGCTGAACTGATGGGCGAGCTGATCATCTGGCGCCCCATCATGGCCGGCAAAGTGAGCCTTCAGGCGGTCAAGGAAGGCTGGGTCGATCTGCTGGACCTCCAGAAAATCAACGCCTTGCTCGACTTTGAAGCGGCGCAGGCACATGCCCAGCAGGAGAAGCGCCGGTGATCGTTCGCGAGCTAGCGACCCTGCTGAACTTCCGCACCGACATGCGGGGCGCCGACCAGTACGACAACCGTCTCGACACCCTGAAGCGGGCTGCTGCGGCTGCCGCCGCGGCCATCGCCGCCGCCTTCTCGGTCAAGGAATTGGTCCGGGCTGGCGACGAATACACCACGTCGATGAACCGCATTGGCGCGGCGACGAATGGTCCTGAGCAGGCCGCAGCGGCTTACGAGGGCCTGTATACCAGCGCCCGCGAGACCGGCGTGGCCGTGGTTGATACCACCAAGGCCTTCCTGCGCTTCAACCCCGCCATGGGGAAGCTGGGCTACAGCCTGGAAGACACCATCTCCCTGGTGGATGGCGTCCAGAAGGGCCTGCTGGCGGCCGGTTCCTCGGCGGCTGAGACCTCCAACATCTTCGTCCAGCTCGGCCAGGCGGTGAACGCCAACAATTTCGCCGGCGACGAGCTGAAGGCCTTCCTGGAGAACAGCAGCCCCACGCTGGTCAATGCCATGGCCGAGGCCATCGGCACCACGGCCGACAAGCTGAAGGAGATGGGCTCCGAGGGGAAGCTGACGAACAAGAACGTCCTTCCGGCGCTTCTGGCTGCTGCCAAGGCGGGGCGCGACGAGTTCGGCAAGATGCGGGTCACGGTCGAGTTAGCCATGGCTCGCTCAAAGGTCGCCTTCGACCGCTTCCTATCGAGCGTGGACCAGGGCTTCGCGATCACTCAGAAGCTGGCCCGGGGCATCGAGGTTGTCGGCCGCAAGCTCGACGAATGGCGCCGCTATATCCCTGTGGTCAGGGATGCCATCAATGAATTTGGCGGGCTTGAGCGGGTACTTGGCGCCGTTGCCCTGGGCGTCGGCGTTCTGACAACTGGCATTCTGGTCCTGAATGGCGCGCTGGCTGCCATGGTCACGCGGCTGCTGATCATTCCGGGGCTTTTTATCACGGCCGCTGCCGTTATCGGGGCGGTGCTCCAGGACTTCTATCTATGGACCCAAGGCGGCGACACTAAGACCGTTTTCGGTGAGATGTTCGGCTCCTTCCAGGATCTAGTCGGTCCACTCAAAGGGGCGATGAACGACATCAAGACCCTCTTCATTGGCACCCCAGACGATGTGATCAAGGCCTGGGACCGCCTGAAGGGGTACTTCCGCGATTGGGCAGGCGAGGCTTTCGCAAACTTTCCCCCGGCTATTAAACGGTCCCTCGGGATTGAAGGGTTGGGAGAGCGGGCGGCCCGTCAAGCAACCCCTCCCGGCGTTGAGCCGCCTTCAAGCGGTGAGATGCCGCGGACTGGTTCCGAACCGTCAGCGCCCTCCCCGCGAAGGATCTCCACTGACGCTGCCCCAGCGCGCGCCAACCCAACCGCGATTGAGCCAGAAAACTACAGCACTGAGCCCTTGATGAACCGGCTCAAGGGCTGGATCTCGGATGGACTTGGCGCCATCGGCTTTCGCCGCCAAGCACAGATGCCGGATGGCACCATGCAGCCGATACCGCCCGGCGTAAGCATGCGCGACGTGCTGAACGCTCAGATGCTAAACCGCATGGGGCCGACCACACGCAACACCACCGTCAATGCCCCCGCGACTATCAACAACAACGTCACCGTCAACGCCACTGGCGTGTCCGGCCCTGAGGTTGCGGCGGGTGCCAGCCGTGGCGTCGAGCAAGCCACCAGCACCCTGACGGACCGTTTCGACCAACTCAGCCGCCAGTTGGGCATGTCCATGCCTGACGCAGAGGGCGCGGGAGGGCTGGCTCCGTGATCTCGCTATCCTTCGACCAAGCCCAGTCCGTGGTGGGTCAACTAGTCCTCGATGCGCTCCTCAGCGAGGAAATCAGTCTCGAAGGTGAGGTGACCCTCTACCCAATCGAGGATGGTTCGCTCATCACGGACCACATCTTCCAGGGAGCGGAGAAAGTTCGGATCTCCGGGGTGGTATCGACGGACGATATTGCCGCCTTCTCGCTTTCCGCCGGCGGAAAGACTAGGCTTGTGGACGCCATTGATACCCTTCGCTCCATGCACAAGGAGCGGGCGCTAATCACGGTCAGCACCGGCATTCAGCAATATGCGGAGATGGGCATCGCGAGCCTGAAGGCGGTCCGTTCGAGCGACGGACGCGGTGGGAACTTCCTCGAAATCAACGCCGAATTGGTCAAGATCCGAAAGGTCAAGCTTAAGACGGCTGAGGTTCCAGAGGAAAAAGCCACGAGGTCCGCGAAGGGCCGGGCGGGGCAGACCAATACCCCCGCCGGGAAGTCGAGTTCCGCTTCAACTTCCGCGCAGAGTAGTGGCAGCGCAAGCACTCCGGCAAATTCTTCTGTCCTGCATGCCGCCACCTATGGAGGGCAGGGATTTAAGGCGGCGGACCAACTCCTCGCCAAGCTGCGTGCGGGGGTTGGATTATGATCCCGATCGGCATCATCGACGCGAACGATCAGTTGATCGAAGCCGAACTGGACGACCAAACCTACTACCTGGGCCTGTCCTGGAACCAAGAGGGCGGGCTCTGGACCCTGAGCGTGCGCGACCTCAACCAGGAGATCCTGATCTCCGGGATTGCCGTGGTCCCTCAGAGCCCGCTGCTGCGCCGAGTGAGGCGTCCGACCCTTCCGCCAGGGGATCTTGCTGTTACCGCCCCTGCCGGCGCCATCCTTGACCGGCAGAGCTTCATGGATGGGCGAGCGGCGCTCTGGTACTTCTCGGCGGAGGATCTGAGGCCATGAGGTTCGACCGAGCCTATTCCCTCATCGTGGGCAAGGGCGGCGGAACCGGCGTCGAGATCACAGGCCTCAGGATCAACTTCGAAATCAGCAAGGACGACAGGAAGCAGCCGAACCGGTCGCAGATCATCGTCTACAATCTCTCCGCCGAGCGCCGCGCCGCGCTGGAAAAGCCTGACACCCGGTGCGTGCTCAAGGCGGGCTACTGGGAAGAGGGCGGGCCGCTGGAAGTCTTCCAGGGCGACGTGGTCTTTGCCTGGACCTCCTTCGACGGGCCAAACGTGAAGACGACTTTGGAGCTTGGCGAAGGGTCCGCGACCTACCGGGACAGCGTGGTCACCCTTGGCTACCCGGCTGGCGTGACTTCTAAGAAGGTGCTGGAGGATCTGGCCAAGACCATGGGCCTGAGCCTGATGCTGCCGAGCGATGCGCCGTCCCGGTCTTGGGCCGGGGGTCTCTCCTTCCATGGCACAGCTCGGGCGGCACTGGACAAGGTAACGGCTGGCACTGGGTTGGCGTGGTCCATCCAGGCGGGCGCCCTGCAGGTTATCCGCCGCGGCGGCACGACGAACCGGACGGTGTTTGAACTCTCCGCCGATAGCGGTTTGGTGGGCAGCCCCGAACGGCAGCGGCGTGGGCGCTTGGCCCCGGTTCAGGTCACGGATACGGCGACCGGCAAGACCCGCGAGGTCAAAGCCTCGAAAGACGCGTTCGACGGATGGCGGGTGAAGAGCCTGCTGCTGCCGACCCTCCTGCCGGGGGACCGGGTGAAGCTGAATGCGCGGGGCGCCGAGGGCGTCCTGGTGGTGCGCGATCTCCGGCACATTGGCGACACCCACCAGGGCGACTGGGTGACAGAAATGCGCCTGGCTGATCCGGCCGAGGCACAGAGCGACAAGCGGGCCGAGCGCCCCAAGACCGGCACACAGACCAAGCAGAGCAATTCGGGAGGCCGCTGATGGAGGACCTGAGCCGGATGCTCGATGCCATGGAGAATGGCATCAGGTCCATCATGGGCGAGATGAACACCAGCGCGCCGGGCGTGGTGGTGGAGTTCGACGCGGCCCGAAACCGGGCCGTGGTGCGGCCAACCCTGCCGAAGCGGGTGGCGGACGGCACGGAATTGGCGGCACCCACCATTGCCGAGGTGCCGATCCTCTGGCCCTCAATGGGCGGCGCCGTGCTGACGATGCCGGTGAAGCCCGGCGATCAGGTTTGGCTCCAGTTCAGCCAGCGCAGTCTGGATGGCTGGCTACAAGACAATGACGCGGCTCCCGACGACCCGCGCCGCTTCGACATGACTGATGCCGTGGCCTATCCCGCCGGCGGTAGGAATGTCGCGGCGGTGGACACGTCCGGCGCGGTTCTGTCGTTCGGTGCCTCCAAGATCCGCATGACCGAGGCGTCCATCGAGATCAGTGTGGGCGGCATTTCGTGGGTCATGACGGCCGGCGGCATTACTCAGACTGGCGGCACCCTTACACACGACGGGCTCAATGTCGGATCCACCCACCGACATGGTGGCGTTCAGAGCGGCGCCGCTCAGACGAGCGGGCCTGTCGCATGATTGACCTGGCGCTTGATCCGGCCAGCCGTGACATGGTGTTCCGCGCTGGCGACAAGGGGCTGAACTTGACCGCATTAGACGGCGCCGCTCGGGTAGGCCAGTCCATCGGCATCCGACTACGGACATGGCGCGGGGAATGGTTCCTGGATAACGCCCATGGCGTACCGTACCTGGAGGAAATCCTCGGGAAGGTGCGCCAGGCGGAGATTATCGAGGCGATCCTGCGCGCCCAGATCCTCGATGTGCAGAGCGTGCAGGCCGTCGAGACGTTCGCCCTGGGGCTCAATCCCCAGACCCGCGCCGCCACGGTGGAATTCAGTGCCCGTTCACTTGAAGGGCTCGTGAAAGCTTCACTTACAGTGGGTTAGTTGGCCGCCTCATTCACCAGGGCTCTGTAGCATTCGATAATTCCGCCGCTCCTGAGCGCCTCAAGCATCATCCCTCTGGCAATATCAGCCATGCCGGCGGGTGGTGGGCGCCGGGCCAGATACGAATTAACCGCCGCTTCGCAGGGGTCGAGTGTGTTGCCCACCGCTATCGGAAGCGCCACGGCTCCCGCCGACGCTACCGCGATCAGTGCAATAAGCCATTTCACCATGATATCTGCCCCACTCAGCACTACTGCCGGTTAAGTCGGCGCAACTCGGCCTTCGTCATCCCTGGGAGAAGGGGCGACGCGCGGCATCGGCACCTTGAAGATGTGCACCCGGGGCATTCTCCGGGGTGAACGCTAGAGGCATCGTCGTACCGGAAGAACTTACCATCCCGCTTGCGGCATTCCTTACAGACCCGCTCATCGCCGACGCTGCACCACATGTACTCAGTCGCGCCAGTTTCTGCTGCGCGCGAGCGCTGTTGAGCCAGTGTCAGAGCAGGCCCTGAAACCGTCATGGCTGCCTTCCGGCGCTCAAACTCCCTCCGCCGAAGCCAGCGATGGATCCGATCCAGAAGGTCCATCCTTAGTTCGTCTCCTCTGACGCCCAGCCATTCATATCTTCGGAGGCCCCGTGTCCGAAACCCTTAGCTACGGCCTCACGCCGGGCGGCTTCAACCGGATGCGCCTGCCGGAAATCCGCCGGTCCATCTTCGACGACCTGCGGGCCCGGATTGGCCAACCCTTCGACGAGACCCCGGACAGCTTGAGCGGCCAGTTCGTCTCAGTTTTCGCGGAGCGCGAGGCTGCCCTGTGGGAACTGTCTGAGGCGGTATACCTGTCGGCCTACCCCGCCACCGCGCAGGGCTTGGCCCTGGACTTCGCCGTTAGCTATGCCGGCGTGACCCGCATCCAGCCCACGCCATCCACCGCCCGGGTCCTGCTCTTCGGAACGCAGGGGACGACCGTTGAGATTGGCTCGGTCATCGAAAGTACCTACCTCGCGGAGGGCGAAGCTGTCCCCGCCCGGTTCGTGACGACCTCGGACACGGTGATTACCAGAGACCGCGCTGCCAATGTCCTGTTCAACGTGCCGGCCACCGTCAATGAGGGCACCGTCTACTCGGTGACCTACAACGGCACCGCCGTCTCCTACACGGCTGCTGCCGGTAACAGCGCGACCTTCGTTGCCACCAATCTGGCGAACCAGCTTGCCGGCCTTGGGGCCACTGTCTCCACCGGCGGCGCGGCATTCCGGATCGTGAGCAACACCAGCTTCGCGGTCACTTGGTCGGATACGCTGACGGTCGCAGCCCTGGCCAGCCCGGCCCTGGTCTCTGTAGACGAGGATGGGCCTATTGCGGCTCCTGCCGGCAGCCTCACTCGCATCATCACCCCCACGCCGGGCTGGAGCGCTGTCCAGCAGCCGCAAGACGCCACCCTCGGCACCAACCTGGAGACGGATGAGGAACTGCGGGACCGCTACGCAACTGGCGTCTATCGCCTAGGCGCCGGCACCATGCCGTCCATCAGGGCGAACCTGTTGCAGGACATCGTCGGACTGACGAGCCTGGCGGTCTACGAGAACACGACTGACAGCACGGATGGGGATGGCCGCCCACCCCACTCGGTCGAGGCGGTGATCGAAGGTGGCGATGATGCTGCTATCGCTGCGGCAATCTACCGGCTGAAGCCCGCTGGCATCGCATCCTACGGCACCACGTCGCGCCCCTACGTGGACGAGACTGGATACACGCACACCATCCGCTTCAGCCGACCCGCAGATCAGCTTGTGTGGCTGAAAGCGACGCTGGTCACCAGTTCGGAAGAGACCGTCCCTGGGGATGTGGCCGCCCGTGCCGCCGCGGCCATGGTGCAGGCTGGGAACGCGCTGGGCGTTGGAGAGGATGTCCTCCTGCAGCGCATTGCGGCTGCGGTCTTTGCCGCAACCTCTGGCGTGGCTCGGGTGAGCCTGACTGCGGTTGTGAGCGTCAGCGCGCCGGCCGCGGGAGCCTACTCCAGCAATGACATCACGATCGGCCCGAGGCAGAGGGCCCGCTTTGCCTTAACGCGCACACAGGTGTCCTGATGGCGCGTGAGCAGCAGGGAGATATCGCCTGGAGCCACATTCTCCGACAGCATGTGGGGAAGCCAAAGACCGAGGGGTTCGTCCGCGCCTTCTATGGGCCTTTGACGGCTGCGGCGTCGGCCTTGGATGCGCTCGGCTCCGACCGCACCCTGGACGGCGCTGAGGGCGCCCGCCTTGACCTGATCGGCTCCATCGTCGGCGTGGCCCGGGATGTGCCGGTTGGTCTGTACCTCGCCTACTTCGGCTATGCTGAGCAGCCGGCCGGCCGCGCTTATGGCGTGGCCCGATACCGCGCCGATGGTGAGGCAACGGCACAGAGCTACACGGCGCCTGACGAAGAATACCGGGCCATGATCCGGGCGAAGATCGCCTTGAACAACGGGCATGGTACGGCGGCGGAAATTGTTGCCGCGGTTCGGCACGTCTTCAAGACCGACCTTGTGTCTGTCCGCGACACAGGGCCGGGCGCCTTCGCTATCTGGGTAGGGATCATCCCGTCACCCGATGACCAGCGAGAGTTCTTGATCCGCGACCTGCTGCCACGGGCTGCCGGGGTGCGGTTCACCTTCAATTATTTCACGCCGCAGTTCTTCGGGTACGCCGAGCAAGCCGGTGCGACTGGCTATGAGCAGGCCGCCTACGCGCGCGCATCCTCCGACAACATCAATCCGATCTGAGAGAGACCCATGACGATTGCAACGGCGTTCGCTCGCTTCGGAAAGCGGTGGGCCTCCACTGGCACGGCTGCAGAGCCCAGTGAAAATCAGGCCGATGCAGGTCTGACTTTCCTGGGGGCCAACCCGCCGACCTTCGGCTTGCACAATGCCATGTTCCAGTGGCTCGATGACAAGGACAACTGGCTCTACGGACAGATCGCAGCGGTTCTATCGAAGGCTGGTGTGACGCCGGACGCATCCGATCTGAATGCCCTGCGAGATGCGCTCGCCGCCTTTGCTGGCTCGGGAATTCCGGCTTCCATCGGTGTGACCCAACCTGTCACTGCGCCCAGTTGGGCAAGTCGAGCCGCCATCCAGATGTGGGGTCCCGGCGGCTCTGGTGGCGGATCATTCGGGACGAACGGAGCCGGCTCTGCAGGCGGCGGCGGCGAGTACCGGGAAGGCGTTGTCGCAGTCACAGGAGGCCAAGCCTACCTCGTGACCATCGGGCAAGCGGGGACCCCAGGAAACGGAAACCCCACCAATGGAGCCGCGGGCACACCTACAAGCTTCGGATCACTGATGACCGCTTTGGCTGGAACGCCCGGGGCCGCAGGAAACAATGGCATTCAGGCCGCCGCAGGCCCTGGCGGCACCGGTGGCGCCGGCGGTACCGGCTTCAATGGCAACAGTGGCGGGACAGGTTTCCAACTCCCCAACGGGGCCATGGCGCAGGGGGTTGGCGGCGGCACCTTTGGGGTCAGCAACACGCCCGTGGGTGTCTCTACTACCAGCCTGAACGGCGCTCCGGGTGTGTTTCCAGGAGGTGGTGGAAACGGCGGCATCATTGGCGGCGCCGGGGGGGCGGGAGCCCGTGGTCTGGTGAAGGTGCTGTGGCTCCCATGAACATGTTTGCTCTCATCCAAAACAACTCTGTCGTCCTAGTCGAGCCTGAGATTGTCACCGTTGACGGGATCGACTACGCGATGTCGGACCGATTTCATCCGGACGTTCTGGCCAACTTTGTGCAGCTCACGCACGATCAGGCGGCAGTTGTTCGCTCAGGATGGTTGTATGCCGGTGGGAAGTTCATCTCCGCGCCAGAGCCTCCCGTGCTTGAGGCAGAAGCCTTCACCTGGAAAACAGACATCTGGGATCGATGCACTGATGATGAAGCCTCTGCCTTAGACGCTGGCCTGCAAGAAGCTCCGGTGAAGGAGCGCAGGATGTGGGACGACGCCAACAGCGTCATGCACAACAACCCGCTTTACATCACACTGCGCTCCACATTCGCGGCCCGCTTCGGGGAAGAGCGGGCCGATATGATTTTCGCACCTTCGAAATAATGGAGCTGTCTCATGGCAACCCCTCCACGCGCTCCAGCAGCAGGCCCGATCACCGGCGAAGAGACGGTGAGGATCATCCAGAATGGAAAGCCCGTTCTGGCTAAATCCATTGATCTGATGTCTTCCGGCCCTCCCGGTCCCAAGGGGGACAAGGGCGACCAAGGAGCGGTCGGCCCCAAGGGCGACGCCGGCTCTTCAGGAGCCAAAGGAGAAACAGGATCTGCCGGCGCCACCGGCGCCCAGGGTCCAAAGGGAGATACCGGGGCAGCGGGGCCTCAGGGCCCCAAAGGTGATGTGGGGCCGGCAGGGGCGAAGGGCGATATCGGCCCAGCCGGCAAAGACGCTCCCCAGATCCAGCGCACCATCCTCACGACGGACAGCAACGGCGTGGCCACCTGGACCTTCCCCTCGGCCTACTCTGCCGGCGTCAAACCAGTCGGTTCCGCCGACGTGGAGGACACCTCTGCCGACACGGTCACCGTCAAGATCACGAACATCACCAACACCACCATGACGGTAAAAGCCACCAAGCCCGTCATCCTCCTGACGCTGCTCAACACGCAAGCCGCCGCCAGCGTCAGGGTCCATCTGACCGCGATGGCCCCCGCCTAACCGGCCACCCCTACAATTTGGAGACCACCGCATGTCGGGAACCAATCCCCGGGCAGTGATCTTGCGTGCGCGCATCGGGCCGTACCGAGACGCACGAATGAAGCAGCGTCCCCTGGGGGCCACGGTCTCCGTGTTCTTCGATGCGTGCGACGAGATCACCGATGCCCTCGTGCCGGAGGCTTCCGGCTTTGGTGCGATCTACTGGCGGCCAGCCCTGTCCGACTTCGAGAGCCAAGTAGCAACGGCACCTTGGGTGCAGACGGCGCCTGGCCAATGGCGTGCGGACGTGCCGATGGAGATGCCGGGCATCTACACCGTCTGGGGCTCCATCCAACATCCTGCGGCGGAGGCCGCGCCCATTACCGTTGAAGCCTTGGGGGGCGCATGAGCGAGACCATCCCGCCGGGTGATGTCCCGGCCACCAGCACGCCTTGGCGTCAGGTCCATCAGGTCGGCGCCGCTGCCGGTGCGAGCGCGGGCGCGGGATCGGGCGCTGAGACGGGGGCTGTCGCCGGCGCGGATGCCGCGAAGCCCTTCGCCGACAGCGCCGCCGCCAGTGAGGCCGTCGCGCTCGACGCGGCGGACATGTCGCGTGAAGAGCGGATTGCGGCGCAGGGTGCGCGCACCGCAGCAGAGACGGCGCGCGACACCGCGCAGCAGGTCGCGGTAGCCACCAGCACGAAGGTGGCGGAGGCAGAACAGGCTGCCGCCAATGCCACGGCCGCCCTCTCGCTCACAGACAGCTACGACACGCGCGTCGATATCGAGGCGGTGCTCGGCAGCTACGCCGAGAAGCAGTCCGTGCAGGTCATCGGTGACCCGAACCCGGCACTGAACGGCATCTGGACCAAGCGCGGCGGCGCCTGGGTGCAGACCAGCAGCCTGACGCTGGCGGCTGTTGGTACCGGGCTGGCGGCGACGCAGAACCGTGTGAAGTCGGTCATCGACCTGCCGCCAATCAACGTGGGCGGGCGCATGCTGCAGCCCACGCGGGTCAACAAGGACCGGACGGTGTTGGACGGCGTGTGGACCGACACCGGGGAGCCCATGCGGCCATCCGCGACGGTTCAGCAGGTGCAGGCGGTCGAGACGCGCACCGGCGGTATCCGGCAGTTGCCGGCCATCACCGTGAACGGACGTCCTTTCCAGCCGCTCACTGTCGCCGTGCCGAGCCGGCGCGTGTTGCGCGGCTTCTATGCCGATACCGGGGAGGCCTTCCCGCCGGTCGCCGGCGGCATCAGTTCCCTGCGCCCTGAGATGGTGGCGCAGGTCGTGTCCGCGACCGAGATCCGGTTGCACGCGAAGGGGCAGATCGCCAACTCCGGCAAGTACGTCGCGTATATCATCAAGAATGTGGTCAATGCCGCCAAGAACTCGGATGTCTGGCGCGTCCACAATATCTACGAGAGCACCATCGGCAACGACGGCGCCTTCACCCTCGGCCAGGAAATCTTCATCGAAGGCGAGCAGGAGTGTGCGCTTCAGGCGCAGGGCTGGGCAAATTTTGTCGGTGGTTCGAACCACGGCAATGAGGAAAAGATATCCTTCCTCGCCATGGCGGATGGGGTGCCGATCACGCTGAGCGCAGGCCAGCGCCTTGAATGCCGCCGGTTCGAAATGTTCCAGCGGTCGGCCGGCTGGCGCCCTGGGTCAACCACCGAGACCACATGGGTGCCCAAGGGTGATCAGGTCTACGACCTGCTGCGGCGTTGGGAATTCACCCGCGATGATGGCGGTGTGCGGTGGGTGCTCTCCAACCGGGTCCAGCATCTGGTTGGGCTGACATATCCCGGCGGCGCTGTCGGCGCCTACCTCGCCATGGCTTGCGTCGCCCGGACCCACAGCAATGGCACGGTGATCAGCAACGCGGCCACTCGTGACGATCGCTTCTGGCAGATTGAAGATGTCAGCCAGGATGGCTTCGCGCAGATCACCACTCAGGCCGGCGACGCGAAGCTTTGGGGGCCAGCAGGCTACGCGCTGGAGATGCGCTGGCTGAAGGGCTGGGACAAGCCAAACCGGCGCTTCTACATCTCCAGCCGCGTCGGCATGAACAAGCTCTATTGGGATTTCGTCGGCGCCTACACCGCCCCGCAAGGCGACGTGTGGGATGCCGCGGTCGAATACCTCCTGACAACCAAGAACTGAAAGGGCGGCACATGCCTGCTGTCACCGTTCTGGACGTGACCGTCACCGATACGACCCTGCCGAAAGTCCCGGCCGCGCTGATGCCGGACTATCCGGATTATGAGCAGACCGCGACCGAGCACTGGCTGTTCGACAAGGGCAGCAGCGCGGGGTTGGTCGGAACGAAGGCTGGTCTGGTGCTGACGCCGACCGGCTTGGCCCCGACCTATCCAGGCGCCTACCTGACGCTGCCCGGCGGTGGCCTGCGCGGACTGATCACGCCATGGGATGATGACGACGCGGCTGGCACCGACTGCTTCGTCATGCGCTACCCGGCGCCGACCAGCGCGCAGACGCTGATCCTGGCATCCGACCTCGGCACCACTGCCGCCGGTGGCGAGTTCTTCTACCTCTCCGACCTGGAGCGCCTGGCTTGCAGCGTGCGGGGCTACTCGGCGCAGGCAACCACGGCTGCCGGTTCCATGCCGGCGGCGACTTGGTTGTTCGTGGCGCAGAGCCGCGCCACCGGTACGCGCACGGTGTACCGGGGTGTTGATGGATCGAGCTTCATCACCGCGACTACCACAGGTACGAAGACCCTGGCCACGCCGATGCGCAAGCGGGTGATTGGCAACGCCTACCGCAACGCAGCCGGCTATATCGAGAACCCGCTTGACTTGGCCGAGGCCATCTTCTTCCCGGACGCCAAGGATGCCACGGCGCTGATGGCCATCTACCTCCGCTCAAAGGAGCGGATGGCGGATCGCGGGCTGGTGCTGGCATGACCGCGCACCGCGACGCCCAGCCCGGGTTGGCAACGGAAATCCTCCGGCTGCGGGCGGGTCTGCTCGAAGTCGCGCAGGTGGATCTGGCTGATGTACCCGCACATCTGACCGGCCTGTTCCTGACGATCGCGGACGGCGGCAAGACAGCCGAGCACGTCAGCCTGGAAGAGGAGCACGACTGGCTCCTGCGGCACCTGGATAAGGTGGCGCAGATTTCCTCCGACGATCTGCCTGAGGCGGATCAATGGATCATCGAGCGGGCGCGCGATCTCCACGCGAGTGGCGTGGAATGACCGCCATCCGCCGCACCGCCCGTCTCCGGCGCCACCCAGCCTAACACCCTCTCAGCTCCCTCCGAGCCCACCCAACGCGCGGCGGAAACGTCGGGCGCCACACCTCATGCATGGAGCTGACACATGCTGATACGCAACGGGCAGTGGATCATAGTCGGCACCGGAGCGGGACTGAGGGGCGGCGCATTCCTTGATGCGCATCCCCCGCCATCCGGTGGATCGGAGACGCTCCCGAACGTCAGTCTGATTGCTGCGGCACCGTCATTCCCCGCAGACGTGCCTGACGGCACGCTGCTGGCCATGGCGACCGTGGCGGTTCCGCCGGGCGCGGATCGGCGGCTAACGCTGGGTGGCGACTTCGCAATCATTGATCCGAATGACGCAACCCGGCGGCGCATCCTCAGGCGAGGTGGCGGTGTGCTGCCCTCAGTCATACTGATCTTGGGTATTTCCGACGTATCAAAAACGGCGAGCAACAGCCCTCAGGATGCGGTCCTGGCTCTCTCAATCACGTCGGCTCCCGCAACTGAAAATCCGAATGCCTATCAATGGCCCGATGGGTCGCAAGCAGAGTGGGGCGACGGCTCCGCGGTGGAGTTCTAATGGCCAAAATTCCTCTTCCCGCCAGCATCACCACGCTGCTGGCTACTGATGTCATCCCACTGGGGCGGCAGTCAGGCTCTGCCGCATCGACCACGCCAACCGCCATCGTGAAGGCTGCGCGTGATGAGGTGCGAGCGATCTGCCAGGCTCTGCTGGAAGAACTGTCGCTGGTGGATACCGGCGGCTCCCCTGATCCGGTTGTGACGCTGCCTTCCATTACCGCCACGCCTTCCTCGGCCTCCGTGCAGACCGACGTTGCCGCTGGCACGGTGCTGACGACGCTCTCCGCAGTGCCGGCAGGTGCCACGCGTACCGTCACGCCTAACGACGGGCGGGTGGTGTTCAACGGCGCGAAGACGGCGCTGGTCCGGGGCGGGACGGCGGCCACCGCCGGCACGACCTCGTACACCGTCACCGACACCCTGGCTGGTGCCACCAACAGCCCGCGGACGGTCAGCTTTGCGCTCACCTTCACAGCTGTGGTGGTGGACCCGCCGCCGGCCGCGGGAGCTACCATCACCACGGCGCAGATGACTGGTACCGGCGCCGCGGCGAACACGGTCCACAGCTTCGCGCAGGCCTTCCAGCAGGGGCACATCACCCCCTCCGAAACCGTTGTCATCAAGCTCGCGGATGGCACGACCATCCCGACGCAGATGGATATCACCGGCTATCCCTGGGCCGATGGCTCCGTCAGCCATGCCGCCGTCCACTTCTCTGCCCCCGGTCTGGCAGACGGCGCGCTGAACAACGCCACCATCTGCAAGGCCACGCCGGGCTCCACCACGCCCATCAACATGGCGACCGCTCTGTCCGGCCGCACGGCGCGTGTGGAGATCAGCAACGGGACGACCGTCTTCACCTATGACCTTGTGGCCAACCTGCCGGCGAACCGCTGGTGGAATGGACCTCTGGCGGCGCAGGCCCGATACACGGTCGAGGTGCCCCGCGCGGCCGGCGGCGGGGGCGCAGACCTGACGCTTCAGGTGGACCTGACCGTCTATACGGACGCCTCCATTGCGGCCGACGTGATGGTCTGGAACCGCAAGGCATGGAATGCGACCCAGGGCGACACGGCATACACGCTCAAGATTATTGGCGACGCCGGGTTGACCGTAACGCAGACCATCACGAAGCAGCCCCTTTACACTGGAGAGCCGCTGTTCGCGCGCTGGAAGGCCAATGGCGCTCAGGTGGCGCAGCCCGTCTGGATGACGCCGCCAGTCTCCTACATCGCCAAGACAGGCTTCGCTGCCAATCAGGACACGGCCCTTGGCATCGACCCGGCGCTCGTGGCCGGCTGGGCCAGTGAAATGGCATCCGCGGATTGGGCCAACTACCGGAATGCGCCCTACTACGTGCGCGGCATCAAGAAGGATCAGGGGCCGGCTGGTGCCCGCCCTGACATCGGCGAAACCACGAAGGTCAACGCGTCGTGGCTGACCACGGGCCATAAGGTTGCCCAGCAGTATGCTATCGGCCAGGCCCTGGCCTACTTCAATGCGCCCCTCTACTGCTACGACCATGAGCACGGTTCGTGGCCGACGCCGATCTATCGGCCATGGAGCCGCACCACCACCAACGATGCAGACTTCGTCCGGAACTCGGATTACTTCACCGAAGGTAGCTATGAGCAGGGGTGGCAAATCGACGCTGGCCACTGGGGCGACCACCATAGCATCCCATACCTGCTGACCGGCCGCAGGATCTTCCTCGACGGCGTTATGGCTGCGGCCGCTTACACCGTCATGGAGAAGAACCCAGGCGGCTACGAGCGCGGCGACATCACGCACGATTTCTCGGTCAGTGATGCCGACACTCCAGAGGGGCAGGCGGCGCGCCGTGCTGCGGTCATCAACGACGGCGAGGGTGTCCTCTTCGCGCGTGGCGTGCAAATCCGTACCGGCGCATGGGGCGGTCGGCAGATCTACCGCGCCGGCCGATTGGCCCCGGCATCGCAGCAGCCGCACGGGGACTACTTCATCCTGGTGGCCGAAGCCGACTTCAAGCGGACGTGGAGCTTCAAGCCTCTTCTGGACACCATCCAAGGCCAGCTTACGGGCATGCCGATCCAGTGGATCTATGGCGACAATAACGGTGTTGGCGCGCCATGGCAGGTCATGATGCGGTCCGCCATGTACACGCAGGCAGCGCGGCTAGGCTACGCGAACGCTCTCAATGTCGCTGAATGGACGGGGAACTTCGTGGCCCGCATCCTCCAGAACCAGGCCGGATGGTTTGGTTCGGATGCCACGCAGTACAACCTGAAGTTCGGCACCCACGATGTCATGAATGATCCCTTCACGGATGGCACCTACAACAAGACTTACGCAGCCCTGGGCACCACCGGCTACATGAACAGCTACGGCGACAACTTCGCCAATGTCGTCGTGGATACTGAGGTTGATTACCAGCTTCGAGCCTGCGCCACCATCGCGCAGCTTTATGATCTCCTGCAGGACAACGGACGCGACACAACCCAGGCGGCTGCGGCCTGGGCCAAGCTCCAGCAGATGCCGCCTGAGAAGACCTACACGCGCGCGTCCGATTTTCAGCGCGAGCCCTTCTTCAGCATCGTCCGGTTCGGTGAAACGAGGGCGGCATGAGTGCCATCCGACGTATCAGCAGTTGGTTGCGTCAGCTTGTCGCGCACACCGCTTATCTGCTGGAAGTCTTCGTGAGTTGCGGCACGCTCGGGATGGTCTTCATCGACCTCTACAACTACGGCAATCCGCGCGCGGTGCCGAGCACGTCTCTCCTGATTGATGTGCTACCGGAGCTGACGTGGTTGGCGGTGGTCGGCATGTTTGCCGTCCTGCAGCTGCTGGCTGTACGCCTAGATGACCCGCACGACCTGCGGCACCCGTTCGTGCAGCCCACCAAATGGATGCGGCTGGCTGCGGCCGGCGCGTTGCTGAGTTGGTACTTGGTCCTCGTCTATGCCGTGGGCATCACCATCGGCGTCAGCCGCTTCCAGGCCATGTACGGCATGGCTGCTGGAATGAACATGTACATCGTCGCCCATGTGCTGTTTCGGGACCGCCGCTAATGGATATTTCGCTCGCGGACCTCCCCCCGGCCGCGCAAGCTCTGCTTGGCGGCGCCGGCACGGGAATGGTCGGCGTCCTTCTTTTCGTCTGGCGTGCATATCGCGAGTGGAAGAAGGACCGCCGGGAAGAAGCAGAAGACCAAGCCAAGAGGGAGAAGGAACGCCAGGGGCGTCTGACTTCCGGCTTCACGGCTCTGGACACAGCGCGGGACAAGGAGATCACCCGCCTGAGTGACGCGCTGGATGCAGCGGATCGTCGTTACGCGGACGCTAAGCGGCGATGGACTGAGGATCTGGACCGGGAGCGGCGTGAGCACGAAGGCACCCGCCTTGATCGCGATCGGGGCTGGAACTTGGCCCGTGAGTGTGACGACGCTCTCCACGCCATGCGCCACGATGCCAACAATCAGATCCAGCAAGCCTACTCGGCCGGGAAGATTGACGCAGATGTCCCGCCCGGCATCCCGCCCATCCCGCCGCTCTACTCCCGCGCGGGCAAGCGGCCCGACTGACCGCCGCCGGGGCGCATCCCGGCATCCATGACAATCTGAGGTTCCACATGGACTGGACCGTTTTCGCGCCGGTGCTCGTTGAGCATCTGGCGCTGCCGGTGCTGCTCGCCGTGGGCGGCTGGATCGTGACCAAGCTGCCTGGACCGGTGCGCGATGCACTTCAGGCCAGCGTCCACTCGAAGGACATGGCGCTTCTGCTCGGCGCCCTGACCCGTGGCGCGGTGGCCGCCTACAAGGACTATGAGGTGGGCAAGATCCAGAGCCCGGGTGCCGCCATTCAGGCGGTCGTGACCTACGTGCTCACCTCTATCCCCGACACGGTTGCGAAGCTCGGCCCGAGCCGGGAAGTACTGACCACCATGGCGCACGCGGCCTGGGATCAATGGGTCGTGCAGGCCAAGGCGGCCGAGGCGCCGGCGGTGGTGGTGCAGAAATGACGCTGCTCTCTCGCCTGTTCGCTTTCCTGGGCTTGGGGCGGGAGGCTCCGGCCGCCAGCACCGCCCAAGCGCCGAGCGTTCTGGCGCCCGTGCCCGGGGTCTATCACCCCGCACAGGTGGTGCCCGTCTACGGGGTGGGGGAGGTTCCTCCCGCCCTAGCGAACCTCAATCCAATCCCTGTGGAGGCGCCCGTGGCGCGGACCCGTATCACGCCGGCACTGCTGAGGGCGGTTGGGGCCAGCCCCGTGCTCGCGGCTGCCTACGCGCCCTTGCTCGACGCCGCGGTCATGGTCGATGGCGATCCGGTGAACAGCATCACCAGCCGCAACGGGGTCTGCATGCTGGTGGCGCAGCTCGCGCATGAGAGCGGCGGGTTCGCCTCCATCACGGAGAACCTGAACTACCGCGCCGAGGCTCTGGTGCAGGCCTTCGGCTCTCACCGCATCACTCAGGCCGAGGCCCAGCGGATCGGCCGCACCGCCGATCATCCAGCCGACCAGGAGGCCATCGCCAATGTGGTCTATGGCGGCGCCTGGGGGAGGGCGAAGCTAGGGAACACCGAGCCCGGTGACGGCTGGCGGTTCCGGGGCGGCGGGCTCATCCAGTTGACCGGCCGGAGCAACTACACGGCATTCGGAGACAGTCTTGGCGTCAGCGCGGAGGGTGCGGCGGATTACGTCCGCACCCCGTCTGGTGCCGTCGCCTCGGCGCTGTGGTTCTGGCGCACCCGCGGCCTGATCCAGCCAGCCTACCTCGGCGACGTGTCCACCTGCACGCGGATCATCAACGGCGGGCTGAACGGGCTGCAGGACAGGCTGGCGCGGTTCAATGCGGCGAAGTCGGCGGCCTAGGTGTTGCCGCGCCGGCGCCGGACTAGCCCCAGCCCTGCTAGACCCACGCCGAACATCGCCAACGAAGCGGGCTCAGGGACATCAGTTGCCGTGACGATGGTCTTCTCGATCACACCCGCAATCTGGCAGGGAGCCATCTGGCACCCGAAGCGGTATCCGTCGTCCGAAGCGAACCAGCCGCTGAAGCTCAGCCCCTCCACGGTCAGCCGAAGCGTGTTGCTCATGTCGTCCAGGCCCAGCAAGCCATTCACCCCCGCACCGTCGCCACTCAGGCTGATCCCATGCCGGGCCGCGTTCGACCGGCCTGGGGCATCCATCGCCAGCAGATCCGCGATATCCCAGGTGAGCGGGGCCTGGATGATGGAGCTGAACGCCACGCTGAAGTCCAGAACGTTGGTGGCCGTGTAGGACGTAGGGCTGCCGTCGCTGGGATTGACCCGCAGGTTGAGGTCAAACCCATTCTCCGCTTCATCGGTCAGGACCAACCGGGCACTGAAGTTGAAGCTGCGGCTGTTCAGGGGGCCGGTCTGCGTGAAGGTATAAATCACATCCGCAGACGCCGTTGTGACCGTGGCAGCGAGCGCGGCCGTTGCTATAATGAGGGGGCGTAACCACTTCATCTTCGTCTCCTGCTGTCATGGGGGGCAATCCACGGCAGCATGAGGCGTGCCACAGCCGGTTTCCGTTCCGAAACAACGGGCCGGCTGTGGATAAATTTGCGCGGCGGGTGACTTTGTAAGAAGGGCCGACAGCTCTCTGCGTCAGCCCGCCGAGTGCGCCGCCACCGGCTTGTCCCGCTCAATGCGCCACCGGCTGCGCTCGATGTGCTCCAGCACCCGCTCGGCTGCGATCTCCGGGTCCGGCCACTTCATCCCCTTGGATAGTGGCTTGCCCTCCAGGCTGTAGCGCAGCGCGTACCGGATCGTGCCGAGCAAATCCTCCCGCTCAGCGTCGGTCATTTGATTGGCTTCGCGCTGGCGGCCAAGGCCTTGATGAATGCCAGCAGCTTGGTGGCGGACAGGGGCGGGAGGGGCTTCACGTTCGAGAGGGACTGGCTCATGCGCGCAGCCTATCACCGTGAACGGATGAGGAACAAGCCTCCGCCTGACGCACGATAAACATCGATTATCATGTGCACCCCCTAACCTGCCGGCGCGATGCCCCATTTCTCCGCCAAGGCCGCCCGCTCGGCCGCCGACATGGCACTCCCCTCCCCTCCCATTCTCCCTTCCTGAGCTTTCTTTTTCACTGAAGAGACTTCGGCTGACCGAGCCTCGGTATCGCTTACAGCCCATTGCTCCGGGTTGGCGAAGAGATAGGCCGAGGTCCACTGGCACCAGCGGCCGGCAACCGTCAGGCCACGGCGGACGTGGCCCATGATGCCGGCGGCCTCGATCCGCTGCAGGGCCAACTGCACGGTGGAGCGGGCGCACCCCGTCCATTCCGCCAGTTGTCCAATGCTGGGGTCACAGACCCCATGGCGGGACGGGCCGCGGTAGAGCAGCGTCCAGAGCACGATGATGCCCGTGCGACGCAAGGCACCCCCATGCATTCCGGGCTGGTGGCTGCGGCGCTCCAGGCGGCGCGCGGCTTCCATGATGCGGCGGCGATCGGCATCGCCGAGGCGCTGGCGCTGCCAGGCGGCAACGTGCACGGACCCGGCACGCGCCGGGCGTGGTGAGACAGGCATGCCCATGCTCCTGGGCCGCCAACAGGACGCAGTTCTCCCATCCGCAAGCTTGCGGCTTTCAGCGCAGGGGCCTATCTTGGAGGTCTGTTGTTGCTCCGTTCCGCCCTGGCAGGCGGGATAGGCGTTTTACGGTGAGGGGTCGTTCTGGCGGATCTGCTGGGGCGGCCCCTTTCTCTTTTCCCCACGCGGAATTGCGCGGCGGGGACAATCATTCCCGGCCGCGCTTCCGATGACAAGTCAGTAAATTCAGTGGTTTATCAGTTACAACCAGACAACCATGCATGGTTACTTGGTTGAATGGTTACATGGTTGGTTGTAACCAACCATGGTTCATTGGTTCAGACGCCCATCTTGTCGAGATACTGGCGGATTGCCTCGTCCAGAAGGGCCTGCTTCTTCTGGCGGGTCTTGTAGGCAAGGGCTCGCAGCCGCTCGCTGTCTGACGCCAGGATGCGGATGGTCAGGCCTTCACGGACCGGTGCGCCAGAAGGGGTCACCGGGGCTTCTGGCCTCGGCGGCGCCACGGTAGGCGGAAGGTCCGTCTTCCGGACCAGAAGGGATGCGTCGATCTTAGCGGGAGGCGATGCCATAGCGTTTCCTCCGGGCGAGCCGGTCTGCGATGTAGGTCCAGAGTTCGGTGATTTCGACGGCGCTGGCGGACTTCAGATCCAGCTCACCGGCAGTGCGGCCATCCGTCATGGATGTGGCGAAGTCGATCCGGTGGTGGATCTCCACAGGAGCCAGCGGCCCATGCTGGCTCAGCGCCTTGATGGTCTCGCTCTTGATCTTGGACCGAGCGATTGCCTGGTTGACCACGAACACCATGGGGCGCCCCGCCTCTTCCACGATGTCCACCGTGGCGCCAACGGCGCGAAGGTCATTTGGCGAGGGACGTGCCGGGATTAGCACTAGGTCAGCCAGAGCGACCGTGCTGGCGATGCTCTCTGTAATGGCCGGGGGCGTGTCGATGATGCAGAGGGGGACGCCGCCCTCCGCCAGCTTGTCCAGCGTCGCCTTCAGGCCTTCCGGCAGCACTTGCACCAGAGCCGGCGTCTCCGGCTGCCGCACCCGGAACCATCCAGAGAGGCCCGCCTGGGGATCGGTGTCGATGACCGCGACCGGCGAGACGCCCTGCCGCTCGGCCTCAACGGCCAGATGGCTGGTGAGCGTAGTCTTGCCCACTCCGCCTTTCTGGCTCGCCACAACGATTGTCTGCACCATAGCTCCGTTTGGTTACATGGTGCATTCGTTGTAACCATTGTTCCATGGTTCGCGCAATCTATCTGCAGGCACTGCTTGGTTACATGGTTACATGGTTGCGCGGTTGAATGGTTGTAACCATGGTTCAAACGTTGTCACCAGAAACTCCCCAGATCTTTGATCTCTTTCCGTAGCCTCACCACATCCATCGCCAGCACCTCTTCGGTCAGGTCGAGCATGGGTTCGCCGCGGCGTGCATAGACCTTCTCGCGGATGGCGCGGGAGGCGAGGACGCGCTCCAGGTGGTCATCCACCGTGCGCACCGGCCACACGTAGTCGTAGCGGGCCTGGGCGTTGCCGGGGCGCTCTACGTGGGCGGAGCGCTGGGCAGCGGCCGTTTCAGCGTCGGCTGCCATTGTATCGCTCCATGCTCTCGTTGAACTGGCGGCCGGCACGCTCAGCAGCCTCGGCCAAGGCCTTGCCGAACTGGTCGGCCACGATCGCCAGCCCGGCGCATGCCGCCAGGAACTTGGGAGAGGCGGCCAGATCCTCCAGCGTGTACGGCCGGGCCGGTTGAGGGTCAGCCATGCTCCCCCTCCTTCTCCGCCAACTGCCTCAGCCTCTCCGCGATGACGGCTCGCGCGATGTCCTGCTGGGCACGGAACCCGACGAGCCAGGCTTTCTGCTTCCGGCACGGCACCTCGATGGCGCGGAACACACCGGGCGGCTTTTCCGACCCCACAGGCTCGCGCGGGCGGCTCTCCCAGCACTCCTGCCCGTTGTAGGGCTCGGAGTAGCACTCGCTGGCGTGGATAGGCTCACTCATCCCCGCGCCCTCCGCTGGCGAGGGCGGCTTGGTATGCGTCGGTGTCGCCGATATTGGAGAGTGCCACCTGCTCAATCGCGCCTAATACATCGAATGCGCGGTGATGCACCTTGTCCATCAGCCGTCCCTGCATGTCGTGGCGGCACATGCTGGCAAGGCTCGCCAGATGGCGGAGGCAAGCCCTCAACTGCTCAACCTCCCCCTCCCTCGCGTCCGTGCTGGGGGCGGGTGGGGGCGGGGCTGCGGCGAGCATGGCCACGACATCGGCCTTGACCTCGCACCACGTCACATCGTCGGGGCCGAACCCACGCTTGGACCAGTCCTTAAAGCGGCGGTAGAGGCGGGTAACGATTTCATCCACGCCTTCCGCCACCCCCTGCACCTCCGTGCGGCTCAACGACGCGCGGGCGAGGGGTTCTAGATCGGCCACCGCGCTCTCAAACGCTTCGTCGTAGTTTTTTGCGAGCCGATAGCCGCGCTCGTCGGCGCACGACCTGGAATACCCATGCTCGTAGCCAGCATCGAACACGCTACGAACCTGCTCCACCGTCAGCGTCATGGCGCCGCTCATGTCCGGTCCTCCTGGCTGGGCGTGGGGATGATCAGGGAGAGGATGGCGTCACGGCAGCGGTAAGCCTCGACGCTTGCGGCAATGTTCCGACCCTCGCCGGTTGCGAATTCAACCCCTCGCAGATCGCAGACAAAGGCACACTGATCCTGCATCTGCCTCGCACCCTCCTCCCGAGCCTGCGCGACCGCTTGGGCGTGGGCGGCGCTCACATCCGCAAGGGCAATGCGAGCCACCATGCGGTAAAACTTTCGGTCTGCGTCTTGCAAGTTAGCCCACGCAGCAGGTGAGATCGCAACCGCCACCTCAGACCGATAAGCGCGGTAGATGCGCTCCGCAGTGGCTTCAGCATCAGGCCAGCCTCCATCCGTCACGGGCTGCAGGCGGGTCATGCGGCGATCCTCCGAGCCAGAACCAACGCAGCCAGCCCGGCCACGAACACCGCCACGCTCCCCGGCTCCGGCACGTCCACCGGCTCACGTCCAGCGGGCGATGAGAGGGTAGGAAGGGGCGCGAAAAGGAGTGCGCCGGAACCGTGCGGGCTGCTTGACGCCTCCGTCCCGAATACTGACGGCGGGTTGCGCAGGATATCCGCCCGCAGCGCGTCCAAAGGGGAGGTGTGCGCCTCCACCAGATGAAGGGCTGCCTGCTCTTGGCGCCACGGCAGGCCGAGGGCATCGGGGGCGATAAAGGCGGCCAGCGGGACCGCCGTGCACACCAGCCCGCCCATGATTGCTTTCTTCGTCACCGCAGCGACACCACCACGCCGGAAGATCCGACGCGGGCGAGGCACCACATGCGCCACCCGGCGAGGGCGGCAGATGAGGCGGAAGAGGGGGAGGTGGATCATGCGGCGTCTCCCTTCGTCTTGGCGTCCAGCGCGGCCTGCACGCGCATCACGGCCTCGCGGTGGTCGGCGGCGTATTCCGCCATCAGGGCGCCATTCATCTCGCGGGCGCGCTGCAACTGCGCGGGGTTCAGGCTGCCGGCGATCTTGGTCCACTCGGCTTCCCAGGCTTCGATGCTGGGGTACTCGATATGGCCCTTGTCGCCCTTGATGGCGAAGGTGGCGGCTTTCTGCTGATCGCTTCCGGCCGCGTCGTCGTCAGCCGTCATGTCATCGACAGGGCTCCACTCAGCATCCAGGACAGTGTTGAACTGCTGGTCCCGTCCGCCCTCAGCCATCTCGTCCATGGCCGTGGCGCGCGCCAGCTCGATGCTCATGGGAAGCATCTTGCAGAGCCGGCGGACGACGGTCTTCTTCGCCATCTCCTCGAAGTGGCTAACCCACGGGCCGCTCTTGGCCGCCTTGCTCTGCGCCTTCACCTTGTTCACGTCGGCTTCCGACATGTACTCGAACTGAACGCCACCGTCCTTCAGCTTGGCGACGGCATAGAAGCCCACGATATCGCCGCGATCACCCTCCGCCGGGATGTGGTGGATCTCGTCGGCGGTGCCGAGCACCATCCGCCATTCGTCGTTGCGGCAGCGGGTGCGGGCCGAGATGCTGACAATCTGGCCGGAGCGCCGTGCGAGGTCGATAAGGCCCTTGTAGCCGATGATGACCTGCACGTCGGTGCGCTCGGTGTACCACTGGCCGTCCTGCCCCTTAGCCCGCTTCTCGAACGGCAGCAGGTAGGCATGGCCCTGCGGGGTGTTCGGCTCAAGGCCGAGCTGAGACACCGCCACCACGGCGCCGAACAGGCTCTCGGTGGTGCAGTCCATGAGCTTCGGTGTCGTCCGCAGCGCGCCCATGGCGATCCGCAACATGCGGTCCGGCGTCATGTGCTTCGGCAGCACTGCCGCCAGGGTGTCCTTCTTGGCCTCGAAGAAGGCCTGCACAGTGCTACCGCCGGCCTGGCGGGCAATCTGCTTGCCGGCCGTGCGCATCTCGGCCAGGGACATCACGGGCTTGGTCGTTGTCACGCCCATCTGGGGTGATCCTTCAGGCATGCGCCCAGGACGGCAGGTCCAGGGTCGCGAGGTTGTTGGGATAGCCAGGCCATGCATCCACGGGGTCGGCGCCAGCGGCTTCAGCCGCCTCGCAAGCCGCCCACTTCCGGTGCATGTCGGCCACTTGCTCATCGGCCAGCGCCAAGTCGCGCGGGCTCAGTTCGTAGGCTGCCGCGAGGTGCGGCCCCTCACTCTCCACAGCCAAGAACACGAAGGCGTCGGGCTCCCAGCCCTCAGCCGCCTTGGTGCCGGCGCGGTACCGGCTCTCCTGCCAGTGGTAGCGATACTTCAGGCAGGACCGGCTGAACTCGTGCGGCGCGGCGCTCTGCGTGGTCTTCACGTCCACCAGAACCCGCATATCGCGGCGCATGCCGTCCGGGCGGCCCTTGCACAGAAGGCCGGTGGCTTCGTCGTGCCACCACAGCGATTGCTCCACCACAAGCGGGCCAGTCAGCAGTTCCGCCGCCACCGGATGGCGCAAGATCGCATCCCGCATACGCAGCGCTTTCTCGAACTCGGCTCGCTTCACCAGCCGGCGGTTGCCGGCCTTCTCCTCGGCTTCGGCCCAGGCCTTGGTGCCGCGGCGATCCAGGTCCGTGGCGTCGAAGCGGTCTTCCAGGGCCGCCGGCTCCAGCAGCGCGGTATGCAGCAGCGTGCCAGCCAGCATGGCGGGCGTCTCTTCCCGCTCCGCAGCGAACCGCGCCTTGGCCGGGGCCTCCGCGAACAGCTTCAGCATCGACGTGGAGAGGCCAGGGGCGGCGGCGTACTCTTCGAAGGACAGGCCAGGGCGGCTCTCGGCCATCACGCAGCCCTCTGCGCGCGCCGCGCTTCCCGCACGTCCATGTTGATCCGCAGCACTTCCCGCAGCATCAGGCCGGTGTCGCGGGCCACGTCCGAGGCATCGCGGCCCTTCCACAGCAGGTTCCACGCCTTCTCCTGCTTCGACACCACCTTCTCGTGCGCGGTGTCGGGCTCGCCGGCAGCGATGGTGCGGAGTTCGGGGACGATTACACCGGAGGCGAACAGCCGCAGCGCATTGCGATGCGATTGGACGTGCTGCTGCGGCGCGGCTTCCTGACGCTGGGGCTGCGCTGGCTTCCGCACCGCCTTCTGTGGAGCTGGCCGCGCCGTGCGGACTGCGGGCTTGCGGCTCCCTTTCGTGTGCACGGGCGGCGGTGACAGCGGCCGGGAGAAGCCGCGCCGGAACGCGAAGGTGTGGATGGCTGCAATGGTCTTGGCGGCACCCAGCTTGGCCACACCGTCAACCAGCGCGCCCATGGTGAGGTTGGCGTAGTTCGCAGCCAGGAACTGCACCTGCGCATCGGTCCAGGCCGGCGCGCGCTCCCGGCTCAGGCCGAGGCGGTTGGCACGACCAACGACAGCAGACCAGCTATAGGAGCGTCCATCGGGAGAGATGGACCCAACCGCGGACTGCAAGCGCCGCCGTTCCCAGGTGCCATAGCCCTCACGCATGATGGCGTCCTGCGCTTCGGTCCAGTCTTGCTTATGGACGGCCATGGTTCTGCTCCATGATTGCAACCCAGATTTGCTGCATGGCTTCGTGGCAGAGGTCGGACACGGCGGGTTGGTCGGACAGCGCGAAGGCGCGGCGGGTTAGCTGCCAGGCGCGGAGGAGGGGGGTCATCAGTGAGCCCCCTTGCCGAAGCCGACCGGTCGAGACGGAATGGCCTTGTTCACAGGCGAGACCCCCAGTGCGTCTTCAAGGCGCATCATGAGGATCGAGAAGTGCTGCCGATCCTGAGCGGCGAACGTCTCGCGCAGATCATGCAGCATGTCCTCCGCCATCTCGGGCGTGGTGACCTCAATGGACACCTGACGCTCACGGGCATAGGCGATCAGGTCTTCGTCGCTCAGGTCATCCAGGATGTCGCGGATTTCGACATCAACGGAGTAGGTGCCGAGATACTTTCTGCGGGCCATCATGCCATCCCCCTAATCGGCAGCGGAAACACCCTGTTCGTCGGGCGCGGCTTGGCGCGGAGGCTTTCCTGCGCTTCGAGCCGCGCTTCCATTTCCATGAGGCAGTGCCGGTCATTGCTGGCGCAGCGCTGGTAGTATGCCTTCAGGCCGGGGTGCGTCTCGACATGGGCAGACCGCTCCATGTCCTTCACCAGTGCGCGCTGCGCCTCGATGCGCTTGCGGGAGATCGCGCTCACAGTTCCATCACCCGAGCGACGGCCACCGCCGTGATGAACATCAAGGTCCAGCCGATGAAGGACGCCAGTAGGATCACTGCGAACGCCACAGGGTTCGGCATCTGCGGCAGGATCGGCTCGCGCAGGTTCGCCGGGATGCGCTCGCCAATCTGGCTGTAGGCGCGACGGGCTTCGTGGTCGGAAATGCGGATCACGTTGTTCATGACGGCTTCCTCATCGCGGACAGAGCGCGGGTCAGATCCATGCTGGCGCGACGGACGGCGCCGGTTTCCTTGGGGTTGCTCCACAGCGAGCCATCAGCATCTGAGACGGCCGCCTTCAGTTCCTTCACGCGAGCCAGGAAGCGCTTCGCCTCCTGCTCAGCGATGCCGACATCGCGCATGTTCAAGACACCATCTCCGGGAACACGCGCGCCTGCTCGGCGGCGATGTCTTCACGCACCCGGCGGATTTCGAGCAGCCAGACCCGGAACATCTCGCGGTTGCTGTCCAGCAGGCTTGTCCAAGCCTTGGCCTTTAGGGTCTGCTCCTCGTGCCCGAGGAAGTGCCAGCGCTGGAGACGGCGGTTCTCGAACTTCTGCGCTTCAAGACGCTCGTGTTCAGCGCGCCTCAAGCAGCGCTTCACTTCCATCTTCAGCGCCAACTGCGCCGTGTGGTCAGAGAAGCGGGCTTCCTCATCGAACGCCGCGATCTCGGCGAACCACATCCGGTAGAACACCCGCAGCGCCGTCTTGCGCAGCTTGGCGTCCAGCGGAGTGCGAGGAGCGGGGAAGCGCATCGCCACGGGAGCGGGTGGGCGCTCGACCGGGATGTAGGTGAGGGCGTTCACGAGCGGGCGCCCTTCTTCGAAGCCGAGAACTCCATCACGTCGACGGTTCCCAGGATCTCCTCGACTTCCTCGACGAAATCGTAGGCATCAGGATCTTCGGAAAGGGCGTCCTCAATCAGCGCGACGCGCTGCATCTCGTGATCGTTCGAGATCGCGGTGATCTGGAAGGGATGCTCGCCTTCGAGCCGCATCAGGTCGTGGATACGGTTCCACTCAGCCTTGAAGGCTGCCTCATCGCGGACCTGATAGACGACGGTGTAATACGCCACCTTGGGCGTCTTGCCTGCGGGAGCACGCTCAACCGCGGAAATCTCGGTGGTGGTCACTCGGTGTACCTCCGGGGCAGCGGGATGCTGCTGGAGGGATTATGCCGAACTGGCATATTCTGCGTCAATACCATTTTGGCATAGACGCGCATAAAAGCTGCCGAGGCCCGAACCCTTATGCCGGTTTGGCCAGCCGGATTAGCTCTGGCTGGTGTCCTGATCCTGGCTTGGCGCACGCTTGGGGAGGGGTTCTATTCCCTCCGCTCTGGCCATGGTGCGGGCGAGGTAGACGAGGGCGCGTCGGGCGTCTGGGCTGGCCGCCGCCCAGAACTGGCGAACCTCCTCCCACTCCTCGGAGCCAGGCTTACGCACCGGGATTTTCGGCACGGCAGACCCCCCTTCATCGGGGCTCTCGGCGACTTCTTCCGCCTCCCGCCCGAACAGGTAGTCAACGCTGACACCAAGGTAATCCGCGAGCGCCCGGATCGTCTCCATTCGAGGCGCGCGGCTGATCCCACGGAAGATGTTTCGGACGGCATCCGCATGCAGGCCGGCGGAAAGCGCAAGCCGCTTCTGGCCGATGCCGCGCTGCTTCATTTCCACACGCAGGATGCGAATTAGGTGGGTCTGATCCATCCCGGCACATGACCGCACCTTAGAGTTGTGGCTAAGGTGGTAAACACGACCTAAAGCGGTGTAAGATTTACCGCCAGCGAAAACGTGCCCGCATAAGGGCATTTGATTTCAGATACTTATCTGAGGCCATCTACCTATGGATGTAAGGAACGTAACTTTCCCCTTGCAGCTTCGTACTAGCTTTGTTCTCATGCTGCTACACGTCGAGGTCGAAGATGCCCCTGCCGCGCTTTAATTGCTCTCGTAGATTTTTGCCGGCCGGTTGTTCCCCGCCGCCGGGTGAGCCGCCCCGCCCGCCTGTGCGACCGCCCGCAAACTCTCCCCCAGGCTATGAGGAAGACCAGCTATCTCGCCCAGATAGATCCAGTCCGAGTTGACGCGGTGCCGCTTCCAGATCGCCACGATGAACTGGGGGTCAGGGTAACGACGGCCCTGCTCCCAGTTATCTAGGTCGGCGATAGGGACGCCGTGCATGGAGGCGAACTCTTCCTGGGAAAGGCCTAGCGCCTCACGGGCCTGAACCAAGCGGTCGCCCATCTCCCGCATGAGGTGAGCATCCCCATCCCCGGCAATGTCCGGATCGCCGGAGATGATCTCCTGGGTACTGACGCCCAGAGCCTTGGCGAGCGCGACCACCTGCTCGACCTTCAGGCGCCGGTTGCTGTTCTCCAGGCGCGAGACCTGAGGCTGTGACATGCCGGCGCGCTTGCCCAGCTCGGCGGCCGACAAGCCCCTAGCCTCTCTCAACTCCTTGATCCGGTTCGCCGCGGTCTCAGTGCTCATCCCATTATGGTAGCGCCTCGAGA